AAATGTCTCCATAAGCAGGGTGTTTAAGTGTAATCTGCTTTCCCATGTAATGCTTAGAGGGCATCTCCGTTTCTTCTTCATCGTTTTCTTCTTCGTGAGTGAGCTTCGAATAAATATCGTCGATATCGTTACGAAGCTCAAGAAGTTTCTTTGAAAACTCTTTGGTGTTCATCTTTCCTCCTTTTCGTCTACAAAGGTTGCGAACTCGTCTGCCATATGAACGAGCAGCGCAAGCTCATTCATTTCAAAGGCTTTGCTGGCATTGTTCTTTTCGCCGTCATTCCACGATCCCATATGGAACCGAATGGCGAAAGCCTCATCCCTCGTCAGCTTCATAAAGCTGCTGATGATATAGACGCTTTTCTCTCCGTGTCCATACGGGAGAGTGTCATTATTCGTGAACTGCATGACGGTTTCCCAGATGAACTCACCGTGGCTGTCACGCTTTCGTTCCTTAAACAAGGCTGCAGCTACCTTTTCAGGATCGTAAGTCTTCTGATTCTTTGGTTCCTTAACATAGGTGCCAACCTTGCAGAGGTCATGCAGAAGCCCGACAATGGCGATAGTCTCCTCGCTCGGCATTTGGAAATCAGGGCTCTGCAGGGCTTCCATTTCGCACAGCCATTTCAGACGCCTGTAGACATTGATGCTGTGTCGGCAAAGCCCTCCATCAACAGCCAGATGGTGCCGGGCAGAAGCTGGATCATCGAAAAAAGACGATCCATCGGTCAGCCATTTCAGCAGGTCTTCCGATCCTGTCCGTTTAATAGTTGATTCATAAATAGCTTGAAACTCTTCTCGCATCAGAAACCTCCTTGTTAATATAGAATTGCAAGTAATCCAAGCCGATCTCATCTAATCCAAGAAGAATCCATTCCTCGCAGCAGTAATCCTCGACTTCGGGGTTTTCGCTGACATGCACCCATTGCTCGTAACGGGCTTCAAGCAGGTCGGTTATCTTCTTCTCACTGATATAAGCATCCCAGAATACAACCAGACGGCGTTCATAACATTCGATATCAACCACGGCCATGTGCTCGTAAATGTCCTTGAGTTCCATCATCATTCCTCCTCTTCGTCATAAACGCAGATTTCAAGGCTGTCGATCCACCTTTCGAGCGGCTTGATATGAGGAACTATGTGCTCCATAAAGAATCCTCCGGCACAGAGAAACAGGATGAAGCCAGAAATAGTGCCAACCGTGAAAATGATTGCGCTTGTCATTGAAATCGCCGCCTCTCTCAATATACCATAACGAAGATTATTTATCTTCATATTGGTATTTTTTCTTTGACTTTACTATAGCATGTAGAGATGCAATGTCAATCTGTTTTTTGTTTTTGAACAACAAAAAAGAGCCGCCCGAAGGCGGCTTGCATTTCTGATTATTCGGCAACATTTATCGCACATGCGACAATTTCAACGTCATCCTTTCTGTTCAACTTTCTAAGGAATCGGTCAAACTGATCCCGATACTTGAATCCCTTGTTCCTCAGGATTCCTTCTTCTCTCCACATGATTTCATATGCCCACATATTCAACCTCTTGCTTTCTTCCTGCCGATATGTTACCATGAGCACAGACGAGAGGTTGGCAGGACTGGCCTCCCGCCTGTGCATTGGGTCAGGTCATCGCACGGCTGTCAACCTTTGGCGATGGCCTGACGCTTCTTACTTCTGTTTCAGAAGCTCGGCTTGTTTCCTTATGTAATCGGCTGCTTCCTTACTGGTAAGGGTTCGCAGTTCGACGCTGTCAGCCGGTGACAGCAGCAATAAGTACAACTCGTTCTGAGTCATCTCATCACGCTCCATTTCTTTGCACCTCCTGCCATTTGCGCTGTGATTTTTATGGGTAATGTTCCCTGTAACGTTACGATAACACAAGCCGACCATTTGTCAAGAAATGTCGTACAGCCGAATAGTTGGAGACAAAAAAATCCCCCGATCTGGCATATAGCCAAACCGGGGGATTATTCTATATACGCCGAGATTCGGCGGTCTGCGCTTGGGGTGGCAACAGACATTCTCGGTGTGCTTATCCGGCCGGAGGTTGGAGCCGGAATTAGCCTGATTCAGTTATTCTCCAACAAAGTGCGCAATGACCTTATTGGATTCGATCAGCGCTCGCATTTCAACAAGCGCAGCATCTACCCATTCAGAGAAAATCTCAAACGGGACTACCTTTGCAAGCCACGGGAGCTGTTCGCAAAAGGCAGAATACACGACAGAAAGCTTTAGCTTTCCGGTTTTACCGCCGTATTCTTTTTCAGCCAAAAGGACGGCCTGCAGCAGCCATGCATGGACTTTCTCGTACTTTTCTTCATCGCTCAGGCAAAAGAACTTGCGGCAATACACGATGAAAATGCAGATTGCGATGACGGCGAGAAACACGACATACCAGTAAGTAAGGATGGCTTCCATTGCAGCTCCTTTCATATCTTGAACTCGTCATCCTCCGAGGATGGCTTTTCTTTTGTCTTCTTGCTTTGCTCGACCACATCGCTGCCAAAGATCTGTCTGAGCGCAATGATAAGTAGCTCGCCGCCCCAGAAGCCGACAAGCGTCCCTATGACACCAGCAGGAAGGGCAATGTACAGCCGCCAATACTGCGCGAGGACAACGACGGTGATGATTGAGCACATGAAGACACACAGGGCGATAATGCGGTTCGCGAAGGTGTTCTTCTTTTTCTTATTCATGGCTATCGTCCAGCAAGCCGAGGCGGCCAAGGACAGCGACAAACTGTTCTCTTGTGATCGAAGCCTGCGGCGCCGTTCCATCAACGATAGGCTTACCGTTGGTTCCGATCATTTCCTGCGCTTTGGTCCATGCTCCTTCTGCAGCAGACCATGCGCTCTCAGGCTTGGCGCGAAGCTGTGTGTTGTACTGAGTCATTGCAGCTTCGAACATACGATAGAATTGTTCCTGAGTCATGTCTTCATCAGCCTCCTTCCATGTCGCCATGAAGCGATCAGGCGTTCCGTACTGCTTGATGAGCTGATTGCAACTGTTATTCGGCAGCAGCCGCTTAAACTCAAAATGAGGTCGATCCTTGATGCTTCGGAAGTCTCCTCCCCAAGCAAGGCCAAGGCCCTTCCCTATCGCTCCGCAGCGTTCAAACCATTGACCGCTCTCGTTGTATGCTCCAGTCCCGTCATTACGGTAGATATCGAAGGCGAGCCCCCAGCAATGAGCGGACTTCGGGTATTTTGCATTCGTCACGATGCTCCCGGGCTTCGTTCTGCCTTGCGCGTACAGGGCGTCTTGCTCCGCTTTTGATCGAAAAGTATGCGAAATACCGACATTCAGCCCCTGATCTGCACATTTTTTGATGAAATTGCGGCAGATTACCTGCAATTCTGGATACAAATCTTCGATTTTATTGCTCATTTTTCACCTCCGGCGGTTCTGTAGGGAGGGCTAAGAACAGCGAGCGGATATTGTTCATCACGCCGTTTGCGCCGAGTGCGTGGTACTGCATCCAGCAATTCTCAAAGTTCTCTCTTGCGTAGATCGGGGCATACCCACGATCATTCCACTTGTTGTAGTCGTTAATCATCTGCGCTCGCAAAAGCGCCTGGAGTCCTGCTCTGAATGCCGCGTCACTCTCTCTGAGCTCGATGCGCTCCTTTTTCAGCTTGCTGCTGATATGCATGATCAGCGACAGGATGATCGTCGGAACGCCGAACAGAGAGAGCCATTGATATGTGGTCATAACTCCTCCTCTCTTCGGCTAAGTGGGGAGAGCTTTCGCTCTCCCCGGCCGGAATATTCACTTATTCGGCGCTCTGTCCGGCAGCGCCATTTGTGTCGTTGCTGCAAGTGCGCCGTTACATATTGATTGGCTCGTCGGGCAAGTCGATTGGCTCGTCCGTTTCCTCGTAGGTGTAGCGGCACGGGACAACATCGACCGCGTCGTCGTACACGACGCCAGTCTCGATCTGGCGGATTTTGAGGTTGAGATCGCTCCAATGGTAGACGCGCTCGCCGTCTTCAATGAGTTCTTCGCGGATTATGCTGTCATCTCCTTAATACTCCACATAGGTGTAAGTGCTACTGGACGGGTAGTTAGTCGCGCTGGTGTAGTCACTCAGCGTCCCCGCTGGGACGTAAATAATACAGTCGGTGGTGAGATTAAGGAAGGCGTTGCTATTTGCTACCGTCGGTGGGATGGTCGACTCAAAGCGAATGAAGCCTAAACCGTGGCAGGTACTGAACGCATTACTCCCGATAGTTGTCACACTGTCTGGAATAGTAACGCTCGAAAGGTTGTGGCAGAAGCTGAACGCACCACTCTCGATAGTTGTCACACTGTCCGGAATTATAATACTCGTCAAGCGGTGGCAGTTATTGAACGCATTACTCCCGATAGTTGTCACACTATCTGGAATAATAACGCTCGAAAGGATGTAGCAGCCGCTGAACACACTATTCTCGATAGTTTTCACACTATCTGGAATTGTAATACTCGTCAAACTGGAGCAGCTATTGAACACACCAATCTCGATAGTTGTCACACCGTCCGGAATAGTAACGCTCGAAAGGCTGTAGCAGGAGCTGAACGCACTACTCCCGATAGTTGTCACACTATCTGGAATCGTAATGCTTGAAAGGCCGTGGCAGTATCTGAACGCAAAACTCCCGATAGTTATATTACTGCCGATTTCCACCCGCTGCACGGCATTTTGGTAAACGCCGTTTTCGGTTTCCGATGAGCCTTGATTCCACAAAAGCTGCGAACCCCATTTGGAGTGCCCAGACAGGGTCATGCTCCCCGTCACGTCGATGATGATAACGTAGTCCCCTGCCGCCGCGTATGTGTGCTGCGTGTTAATGATGGTGGTGACGCTTGTCCCGGTCACGGTATTCGTTTCAGACCCATCGCCCCAATCAATCACCGCTGTGCCATTTACCCCAATACCGAGATACGGTGCGAGCCGCCCCTCCTCCAGATGGATGTAGATGCGCGTCTTGCCGTCATCGGTAATATACATCTGCCCGATAGTAAGCTCGCCATATTTTGCAACATAGGCCTGTGCGTCAGACAGGCTCCAGTTCCAACCCTGCGAGGTCAGACCATCATGGGATGGGTTGTCAGGCATAGCCGTCAGCGCAGCAAACTCCGCCGCCGTGTAGCTGTTGGTGATCGTGCCGTCGTAGTCGATAAAATTGACGTCCTTCGACGGGACGCTCGACCCACCGCCGCCAGAAGATGCGCCATTCTTTCCGATCACGTAGGATACAGGATCAAAACTCATGGTTTTCCTCCTCCCTACTCGGTCTTGCTCCAGTCGTAAGCGACTTTCGTTTGATTGTCGAAGAAAAGAATCATCCCCGGCTGATCAATGACAAGGATCTCGGATGCAAAGCCGAGAAGGTCAGCCACTTTGCTGTCCACGAACGTATATGTGCCAGAAGCCGCGCCAGCCTGAAGGTCATCAATCATGCAGTACGCGCGATGCCGAGGGTTCGAAGTGCTATCGTAGATAGGTTCGATTTTCATATTGTTCCTCCTTTATTCGGAATATGTACCTCTTTAATCCAAAAGCTCGAAGGCTGTGACATCCCATGTGATGCGGATGCCTCCGCTGTACGCGCCATGTATCTCTTATCGCCCGGCCACTTGCTGGCCGTTGTCGAGTATGCCATAGGTCATCCCTCATTAGTCGTCACTCGACGGAATATGATACACAAATGTCGTTGTGGTCGATATGGTCGAGGCATACTGCGACAAGTCTGTAATCACTCCCTGTTGCATTGTATTTGCTCTGCTAAGCAGTACTGTTTGATTATCAACGTCAACCATTATGACAATAGATACCGCATTTACATCACTAACAGTCGTGGACGGGATTTCGCATACTGAGAAGTATATGTTTCCAGTAGATGGGACCACGGCAACAAGAGGAACCTTCACTGTATCTGACCCGATAGCTGTCGCATCTATCGTCATAATGCCATATACTTTATCAGCGTTATCCAGCTCAAAAAGTTCGGCCCAAGTGAACGGAGCATCAAGTGTACCAGTGAACGTAGCTGAGTCCCACTCTTGCTCCACCTCAACAACCACCTGATCGAATCCGTCATAACCGCTCCCGGGCGTGTAGGTGCCGTTCGCGGTGACATTCAGCGTATCCAGCACGGATCCAGGGACGTTGACGTTAACATAGTTAAAACCATCCACGCCTTCTTCAGGCATATACTCGCCGTTAACATCCACATGCAACTCCTCCAGCACAGGAGCGGAACCGCCTCCGGACCGGGATTTCTTTACTGCTTCGGAAAGCAGTCGATCCGCAGTGACCGGACTGCTTCCGGTATCGACAGGACCATAGTCATCGGAAATAGCGTGCAGAACAAGTGCATCTCTGGATTGCGGACTTGCCAACTGTGTGTTTTTTTCGTTACTCGCAGAGTCGAGGGCATCGACGAGCATGCGATCTTGGGTGTATGGGGTCTGTAGTACTTTCATTTGTGCTCCTTTCCAAGCATAAGAAAACAGAGCATCTTTCGATGCCCTGTTCTATGTGCGTTAATCTATTTCTGCGTATCCGACGATCAGCGTATCGTCCATTGCTCTGGTGCGCCGGGCTACGACACCGCCTTCATCCGGGCGAAACCGACCTTGATCATCACGGGCATTCCCTTCTATTGAAGTAACAAAAAGGCCATCGCAGCTTTCTACAATTCCGCAATGGTCTACGAGCTTGGTCCTTGTGTTGCTTAGGAAAATGATATCACCGGGCTTTGGAGTATATTCTTTCCCTCGGTATAAACGAGCCCGTTTCATCCTTTTCTTCAGCGTCCGTGTTCCGGAACAAGGTTCACCCAGCAACGATGCCTGAGGATGCACTGCAAAAACAAACGTAGTACACCAAGGAATCTTTTGGGGTAAGCCAACTATGTCCGCGAAAATAGTATAGCCTTTCCCTACGTTGGCATTGGGAATACCGAGAAACTTCGGAGATTTGTGTTCGCAGTACCCAATCCAGCTGGCAACCCTATTCATATCTGCAGCGTTGTGTCGAGTGAGAAAGTCCCGAATTGTCCGGCGTCACAGCTGATTGGCAAGATGATCTTGTTCGGGTTTGTGCCAGCCAACATAACAGGATCACCTTCTGAAAATGTGGCAAATGGGACTACATGAAGAAACGGTGTGTCTCCCCATTCGCCACCAGTAACTGTGTGCGGTGCGGTTCCAACAAAAATATGTTGATAAACGAGGCTGTCTAACTGTGATCTGAGCAAACCCCCGCCTTGCAAAGGAACAGATTGAGAGTTCTCACCATCAGTTCTGCAAACAAACGACGTTCCCGGAACCAATTGGTCTCTGTCCACCCACGGTTCCCAAAAATCCATACACGGGAGGCTTTGGTTATTGTCTTCCTCGGCATTGATGGCAAGCTGCTTGATCCATCTAAAGACAATGGAAAGGTCGCTTTTCGGGTCAGTCCACTTGGGAATATTATCAGTGGTCAGATTTCCAATCGTAACGCTCTGTATTGCATCCAAAGCAAAAGAAAGTGTGGTGTTTTTACTGCTAATCCATTCGGCCAAGTCATCCCATTGGGGAACCGGATAGTAAGTATCGTACTCGGCCATCTCTTCAAAAACTTCAGTGATATCCAGTTGGACCAGTTCTTGAAAATCTAAGCTGTTATCCGGGCAAACAATCCACAGGGCTTTGGGCCTTTCCTCCTCTAATTGCACCCAGTAAGCGCCATTAACGCCAGCATCAAAAGTACCAACAAAATCTCCGTAGATGAGCTTGTATAAGGATCTGGAAATCCAACCCCACCTGTCCCTCTCGTTGAAGAACCCCTTCTTTGCACATTGCAGCAAGTAGATCGGTAGATTAAGTGGATTCTCCGCCATTGACATGTGCCTCCTTCCAACGGGCATAGGCTCGCCTGACCCATCCTTCAGGAGAGTCACGCATTTCTTCTTCCGTCAATCCGTCAGGATATGAGGTTCCAAAGAAAATCTGAATGATTGTCCCGCTTTCTGCGAGGTCTTCCCATGTGATTATCATGAGTTGCTCCCTTCCACCTCTTCCTGAGGAATCTCGTGAACATCGAGAGTTTTTGTGTCGGCTGACCACACATAGTAGTTCTCGTCGGTCTCTTTATCCTCTTCCTGTATCGTAAGCTTCATTTGCTCGTCATCCCATTCGTAAGACAGTTGTTTGTAATTAACACTTGCTCGGGGCCAGATCTCTACATTTCCGAGCATGACTGTGGTAACGGGAGTGGAACCGAACATGATTTCAACAATTTGCTTATTAAATCCAAAAGAGATCATAGACAATCACCCAGTTATAAAGTACAAGGTCCGGGCGTCTTTTGTTCTGATAGCTGCGTACTCGGAGGCCGATCCAATCCAAACTTTGATACCGATTGACCACACGCCATCGACAACCTGCAAAAGTGCAGAATCATTTGTAGTCGTAACCTTAGGCAGGATAAACGAAGGCAGCCTGTCAGACGCATTGTCTCCTACCTGAACATCGTCGGCATGAACAAGTGGAAACGTCTTGTTATTGGCTTGGATAATGCCGCTTATAAGCTGAGTAGAACCGTTATATGCCATCTAAGATCGCCTCCCTAATTGATGGTAGCTTTGAACGAGACAGATCCGAGGTCTTCGTTAGATGTCCGATAGACATTGCAGGAAACGCCGTTGTAAGTGGCTGTTCCGAGAGAGGTAAAACCGCCGCTGAGCCACGAGCCCTGACCGTTCACCTGATATTCGAGCGACACTGTTCCAGCGCTGACAGGCGCAATGAAGAACGTGTACTCGTTGGCTCCCGTATTCGTATTAAAGGCAATTGCAGATCCGGTATAGCTTTCCTCTGTCAGTCCGCTGACACTGCCGGGAATAGAATCGGTAGCCAGCTTGCCATAGTAGACTCTCGGCGTAGTATCCTCCGTCCACGAGGCTGTGATCGTTGTGTTGGACGACACCGTTTGTCCAGCGGATTTGTTCCAACCGCCCCAGATCCAGCCTTCCGCGCTGAGGTCAGGCAAGTCATCATTTGTCAGGGTGTAAGACTTACCCTGCTCAATCGTCTTAACTTTCGCATCGGGGGGCGTACCGTGAGCTGATACATAGCTGAGAGTGATGTTGGTATAGACGATCTCCTCCCAAGACGCCACGAGAACGGTGTCCTCAGTAACATGTGCTCCAGCAGATTTACTCCATCCTGTAAACCGCCATCCGCTGGCGGAAATAGGCTCCACATCAGCGTTTGTGAGAGTGTAATACGATCCGGTAGGATATTGCCGAACCTTGTTCGCGGGAGCAACTCCATGCGCTGTCTGATAGCTAAGCGTAATAGATGTGTACTCGATCTGTGTCCACGAAGCAACGAGCTGAGTGTCCTCTCGGATAACGTCTCCGACGCGATGATTCCAGCCATTAAACGTCCAACCTGTTGCGCTCAAGGTTGGAAGATCTGCAGCCGTAAGTGTATAGCCAGTGCTTCGCTTGACAACGACCTGTTTTGCTACTGGCGCGGTGCCGTGTGCGGTGGAGTAGGTTATGTCAATGGCTACAGCATAGCCGAGGGAGTCGAGGTCGAACTTTACCCATGCGCCATTCTGGATGTAAGCGATCTTTCCATTGTCGCTCGTCGTGGGCGTTGGAATGATTTTGCCTTTCTGGATTCGGCGAATGCTGTTGTTCGACATGACCAGAACAACAGTATCGGTATCTTTGATACTCGCAACAAGGTCTTTGTTGCTAAGGTAAACATCAGGCATGTCTGTTGCCTCCTTAATCCATAAGTGCTTCTACTGATCAGTCTTTGAGTTCCCAGCCATATACGCCGGGCTCCCAGACATTCCCGTCGCAGGTGGACGCCCAAAGCTTATCCTTGTGTGAAACGATATCGCCCTTTTCATAAGCATCGGAGGCACCAAGAGGTTGCGTCCAAATATTGATGCCATCGTCAGTGATGCCAATACGCTTATAGAGGGAAACGGCAGTATCAGGTGTCCAATTGCTTTGAGACTTATGATCCTGAAGAACGCGCCAAAGCATAAACTCGCCGTTCTCATCAGTCTCATAGCGTACAATGTCCCCATTCTTATACTGGCAGTCAGTCTTCCACTTGGGGTAAACACCAGCAACCTCAAGCATGGTGCTCTCGTCAGTAAAAGTTGCAGCCCAGAGTTCGAGAGCTCGGCGGAGCTGCTTAGCCATCATGATCTTATCATCCATTTTTACTCATCCTCCCCAAGAAGAGCATTGATTACAGCCTGATTCTCAGAGCCGCCTTGATTTGCGGCAAGTGTTTCAAGAGCTTCTGTCTGGCGAAGTTCAAGACTCTTCGCATCGGCGGAGTTTGCGCTCTTTTCATAGGCATCAATGACTTCAAGAACATCCATGTCTGTTTCGCACTGAGAGAAGTCAACACCCATTTCCTCGTAGTTGTGCTTCATTTGCCCAAGTGTTCCGAAGAATGCGCCATTGATCTCCCCTGCGGCGCAAACAACGGTAATGCTGGGCAATCCTGCAACAGGATATCTCTGAATCCATTGTTCAGGTGTCAACACTTCTCCGATAGGTGTGATAATAGGATCTTGCTTGTTCCAGATTGCGTATCTCATACTAACCTCCTATAGTGTAGATATCGACCAGATTACTTGCATCACGGCTCGCAAAAGACCATGACTCGCTTGTGGAGCCGCCGAAAAAAGCAAAATAATTTCCACAAGAAGCAGCGCTAAGCCCTCCACGGCCTGTCGGCATGGGCGTGTTAGGCAAAATGGTCAAGTTATTGTCGCAGCAAGCCACAACAGTTGACGGCCCATCCTCGCCAAAACCGCCGCCAAAGACAGCCCAGTTGCCAAGCCGACTACCTGCGCCGTCCATGACTCCAAAGCCAAGTTCGACTGCTGCCAACCGTGTCAGTGACTCAGTGACAGCCTCCAGTTTACGGCAGAGCGTTCCGCTGATGATTCCGCCAGCGAACAACGCAATTCGTCCAGCGGAAGATCCTGTAAGCCTGCCTCGGGCAACGGCCAGATGCCCGCCAGTCAAACGGGTCATTGAACTGTCGTACCCGTCTATGTTGTCTGATCCAGTACCACCAGCAAACAAGACTCGCGTACCTGCTACGGCAGCGGCAGGATTCGTGACAGCGAAGGAAAGGCTGTCTGGAGAATAGCGGGTCAGCGACGTGTCGTAGGCGTCAACAACGGCCGTCTCATTCGTGCTGTTGTCGGCACCGCCGCCGAAATAGGCGACGGTGCTGAGGCTCCCGGCAGCCAAGTCATCTCGGGCGATGCGTAATACAGGCCCATCGCTGTGTGTTTGAGAGGAATCGTAGACATCAACAGTGTCCTTGTTTATGCCACTTGTGGTCTCGCCTCCTGCAAACACAGCTTTGCTGCCGACCTCAGTTGCCGCGAAATCGGAACGAGCTACCGTTAGAGCTGTACCGTCTGTAAGCGTCAGCGAAGGGCTCAGTTGTTCAACCCAGTCGACACATTCGTCATTATTTCGTCCGCCGCCATAAAGCATTTGATTTCCTGCGGTAGCTGCAGCACCATAAACACGGGCGTGACGCAAGGTCGGGCCGGGCCCGTAATACTGCACGCCACGCTGAATCGTCCAGAATGGTCGGGCCACGCCGCCCACGCCAACGTAGCCATCCGTGACGATCTTTGCTGTGCCGCCAACGCCCACATACATGTTGGTTACGCGGGAGGCGAGGCCGCTTCTGCCAAGATATACGCTCATGGTCTACTCCTCATAAACCAGATAGATCGTCCCAGTGGGCAGGGCCGTCTCTCCAGCTGTCATTCGGGCAGTTCCTGCGTAAATGTTCCTAATTTGCGATGCTGCCAGATCCTGCTGTGCAGCGGCATTTGCAAGCACTTTCCCTGCAAGTGTTCCGGCGTTGATGGAAGCTGCCGTGTGCGAATGATTCGCAGCAGCCGCGCCGATCTGTGCGGCACTTACTTGGTGCGGATTGTTGTAATCTGCCAGGTGTGCGCTAAGATCTGCACTTCCTCCTCCACCACTGCCAACAAGTGCCTGAAGTTCTGCAAGGGTTGTGACACCTGTACCTCCGTTGCGTAATGGCAGCACACCATCAACGCCAAGATCAACATTAGCTGTTCCGTCAAACTCAGCATATGAAGTGCTTGCAAGATTGACCTTCATCTGTCTCTTATTTGCCAGAGCGATAGCATGTCCGTCAACTCGTCCTGTGCCGCCTTTGTGAATGGGAAGAACTCCCGAAGTCCCTATATTGTCGGCATTTTGCGTTCCGTTAAATGTGACGGCATCTGAGCTCTCCAGATTGACGCGAAGCAAGCGAGCTGAATACAGTTTTTGCGCAGCGCCATCTATGTTTCCAGTTCCGCCTCTTTCGATAGATAAGACACCGGAAGAAATATCAGATGCTCCATGAGTATGATCTTCTGCGGCAGCACCTATTTGAGTGGCGGTTACTCCATGAGGATTGCTTCGGTTTGCAATGTGGTCGATAAGGCTGGAAATCGCCTTGGAGATTTTGCTAAAAGCAATGCTGAGATGCTCTCCACTTACAAGATTGGAAAGCGTTTGAGCGACTGTATATGTCGGCGTCTGTTCATTCGTGCTAACGTTCGGCACATTGCCGAGACCAACATCACTCGGGCCCAAGTTGTCAACCTCGTCTGCCAGAGCATCAAGCTCTGCTTTTGTCGCATAAATGGAGCTCTCCGAAATGACTACGCTGACATCTGTTGCATCGCCGATGTACACATCAGTATCAAAAGACGTGGTTACGATCCGTCCGCTGCTGTTCGCCGGAACATAATCGGCATCCGCACTCGGGCAGTATTCATAAGCAAACAGAATCTGGGCAGTTGGATCGTCGGCGTCATCTTCATCTTCAACGGCAAAAATGCCAAGTTCGGTGGCCCGGAATCCGCTAAAGACATTGGCATTGTTGTAGTTCCAATGCAAGGTGATCGTGCCGTCAACGTTAATCTCATAACTGCTGATACCAACCTCCAGAAGGCTGTTTCCCAGAGCTGTGGCAGTGCGGCCTTGATCAGAGCCATTGCCTCGCTGTACTTTGGTGAATACTATCCCCGTTTCACCAGCTACAGTTCTGGCAAGGAGGTCACGGCCTCCATTTGTTAAGAGTAGCATCTATTACCTCCTGTTTATCATTACAACGCATTGTCCAGAATGCGGTTTCCGTACTCATCCAAAAGCTGATTTCCGTTTTCGTCTACAAGTACAAACACAGTAACGCCTGGCTTCTCACATGTGACCTTGATATGCTGAACGGTATATGAAACCATCCCACATGCGAGGTTCTCTCTTTTTGTGGGGTTCTGCAGTTCAATAGCCAGCTGAACACCTGCTGGCTTCGGCACCGGAATAGTTACGACCGTTTCTATATCCGTCTGATCAGAAAGCGGATCGGTTTTGAGGAAGATAGTTGCAGGATTCTCAGGCTTCTCTCCGTAATATAAAGGCTTGGTCCAGAATGTACGGATCGCTCGCATCATATCTGGGTAAGTCGGTGTGACGGAGTTTCTGAAAATCTTGTATTTTAGAAGATATCTATACTCGTCATCAGTAATAGTTCCAGATCTTCCAAGCAGCTTCAGAGCCTCAGCTCTTGAGAGAACAACGATATCTCCAACTCGATCAAGCTGAATGCCCTTTGCAGAATCAATCCATCTGAGCGCGGAAAGGTCTTCTAAGAACTCGTAAACATCCTGCAACTGCTTGCCGATTACTTGGATAAGAGATTCAATGTTTGGCTGCTCCTTAAACTGTTCAAGCAAATCATCGCGAAGATAGACCGTGTAATCATTCATCAAGAATCACCACAATCTTGCTCGCGGTGGATACAGCTCTTTGACGCGCAGTAGGGGTAAAGCTTCTTGCGTTGTACGAAGCAGAGCTGCCAATACCGATTCCAATATCGATATAAGAGATACCCTCAACTGCATCGTAAAGCGGTGTCATAAACTGTTGCGGAATGACAGCTTGTCCAGCTGTGAGGATGGTCATGTAGTTGAGCACAATGTCCTTCATGGTGTCTTTGATCTCGTTCGTCAACACAAAAGTCGAACTGTCGATAGGCGTTACGAGCAGCTGGAAGTACACGTCAATACTCTCAGGTCGATTGAATCGGACGACGATCTCTTCACCATTGTTGCCCGTTAATGTGTACGATTCTGTTCCGAAGGTAGAAATGCCTGCTGCTTTGGTATTGAGGATTTGTTGCGCAATGGCTTGACCATCGCTTGTAGATTCGGTGCCGCTGTCAACGATGACCTCAATACTATGGGGAGGCCTTCCGGAGGAATCTGTGACATCTGTATCGTTCTCATAAACCGCGCAGCTCTGTACAGTTTCCACGTTTGTGAGGATCGCAGACTTGATGCTATCTGTCATCGTGGACGAGCGGTTGAATATCTTGGATGCATACGTTTGCCGGAGCTGGGTGTCAGTCTCTTGCTCTCTGCCGGGAATATAGGGGCACTTGTTTGTGACACTGATCTTGTCAGACAGTGTGCCAATAACCTCAGTAACGGCTCCATCGGGAATAACAATATCCCCATACTCTTCTGTTGCAAATAGAATGACGGAAGTGACTTCGTTGATTTCAACACCAGCGCTGACGGAAATAGTGTTGGAGGAAGCAGTATCTCTCGCTTTGATCCACAAGACTTGCTCATCTTCTGTCAAGCCGGAGACGCCAGCGCTAAATGCAGCAAGGTTATTGATTCCACTTACCAACTGAATCATGAGGACTGATTTTGTAGTTGTGCTTGAAGCGTAGGCTTTTACTTCAAAATCATTCAAAACAATGGAATACCAATTGTTCGGAATCAAGGTGCCAATCTGCAGTTCGATTTCATTGAAGGCTTGCGTGGTTATCTTCTGAGGCTCATCTATAATCAGATTTGTTTTTGGCTTCGTAGTTGTGCTGAGCATCGTTCCCGTTGGAAGCTCAGTGTTATCATCACCAGTAACATGAATCGGATAGTAGGATTTTCTCGCCTGCTCTCTTGTAATGCCGCCGTACTGGACAGCCATATCAAGATTTTCTCCTTCAGCAGAAGACGGATACTGCGAATAGTACACATCTTCGCCGAACTCCCAGAGTTCCGCGATTCTATCGGCAATATTCGTCAGAAGATGGTTGATAAACGACTGTGGATTTTGCCGTGTATTGACTCCCCATGCATCGCTGAGCTGGGAATGCATCTGGTCAAGAATAACATCCAGACGCTTGATATTCGGCCCTTTGTTGGTCAAACCATAATCAGCCAACGAGCTCTACCTCCTCTCGATACTTGTCTTCCCCAATATAGATATCGTAATCGAACTTTGCTTTACGAGACTTGGGATCATACTGGACATTGGTGACGATAGCATTGTCAACGCCTTGCACCTGCACGATCTCGCTGCGGATAAGGCTCTTGATCTTCAGAATGTTCGGGTTCTTTACCCAGATTTCTTCAAACCACGGCAAACCAAATTCGGGTCCAAGCCGCCATTCGTGGTAAATCCATTTCAATCGGATAGCTACCGCCTGCCGAATACTGTCAGTAAGCGAAATGTCTCCATTCTCTGTCACAACGATATCCCCGTCTTTTGTAAGCAAAACATCGTTCATGTGTGTTTCCTTTCTGGATGGCGTATAGTTCCTCCGAAAAGCCCAAGAAAGCCTGAAACGTAGTTTTTGGTAAGTGTGTTTCCGATCAGCGTTCCTCGTTTTCCCGGGGCTTTGGTGGGATTTGTGCGTTAATTTGGATCGTAGTACGGATAGCTGCCGGAAACAGTGAGATCTCCGTCAACATGCAAATCACCGTCAACGATTACCTTTGGAGATTGGATGACAACAGCGTTTTCCGCGCAAGCCTTCGCCAACGCAGCATTCGGTGTGACAAACAGGCCGGGAATGCAAATGGCATTCGTCAGGTCAAACCCAAGATCGGATCCTTCGTTGCCATCGCGGTTGATTCCGTACATCCAATAGTCGAGGCTTTGCTCAGCAACGATTACAAGACAGCCATCTCCCGGCTTAATCGGAAATGCGATTGTTGTGCCCTGTGCAGCTGACTGAGGAATCACGACCGGGACACCGGATACATTCGGATATGGTAATGTGCCGCCAGACGGTATGCGAAAGAACATCTTCGGCATGATGGTGGCTCGGCATGTGGAGGGATCAAAGCTGACAATCTCACCCGGGAATGCGGTGTGCATTCCGTTCATTACATTCTTGGCGGTCTCATGCACCATATCAACAAACTCAGAAAGCATTATCCCTTCACCTCCAAAAGCTGGGCTTTGCATACCCAGTCACCAGACACATTGTCCCCGGTGATTTCGAGCTTCTTCACGCGGAAGTAACCAGTCACGGTTTTACTCTCCAGTTTGACATAGTCGCCGATATCGATGGATGCGTTGAGGAAATACACAACTTCCCAGCCAAGCTGTTTTTCGGACGTGCCGTTATCTTTAGTGGAGCTTTTCTCCAAAGACACTCTTGCAGGAATCTCAATAAGTCCCGTGTCAGCATTAAGCAGGTAGACTTCCTTGCTCATGACATCGCCGGGTCTCTTGATCTGGAGAACTCCATTCTGCAGCGTCCAAGTGAGGCCACAGCTATTGCAGGCCTTTGTTAAGGCATCTTTTGCTTTCCCTACGAAAGAGAAGCCATTCACGGCATCCTTGAAGGTGGCATTGTATGAATAAGTCACAGCCACACCCATTTGGTTAGCCAGATTGTCTATGATGGCTTTCCAGCTCACCGTTCCGCTGTAAGCCAGCGAAACATAGGTGTCTCGCGTTGCGACAAGGCTGTCTACAATCTCGATCTCAGTCTTGCGGTCTGCACTGTCCAGCGTGGTCTTTGAATAAGAAACGTTTCCGGCAAAGACCAACGCGATTCGATCACCGTAACCCGCTCTCAAAGACAAGACGCAGTTCTTCCTGTCCAGAACAGACAGATGGTCTTTGTTGAGGTTCCAGACTGTCACCTTTCCTGTGTTTTGCTTATCATCATCGCTTTTCTGAAGCGAAAACTCGATGTGCAGAGGCACTGGCTGTTCAGGAGTAGTAGCTCCGATTTCAAACCCGGTTCCTCCTCCGGGGCCTGCAGCCAGCCTGTATTGTCGATCAAAGTTCTGATAGTTAGCCACAAAAACCTCCTTTAAGGAACCTGCCAATTTGTCACGGTGACAATAACGTTATAGTAGACGCTACGATCTGCGTTTTAGGTCAATCGGGAAATAAACGAATTGGGCAACGCCATCCCGAAAATCATACCTTCCGATATGGTCAAGGGTAGTAAGTGCTGCAAAGCCTCCGACCGGGAAGTCTTCCGATCCAGTGAATAGGTTGAGGAAAAAGTTCGGGACAACTCTGATCCCGATTGCTATAGGTTCATCCAGAGCCGTATAGACGCCGAACTTCCAGAAGTCTTTCGTATCGTTATATGTGAACCGAATATGATAAACCGTCCCATTAAGAACAATGCGGGACAGACTATCGTTCAAATCAGGGACTTCGATGATTGTGTATTCCATAAGGTCTCCTACGTTACGATAACGCCTGTGTTGTTATTAGCGGTTCCAGATCCGTCCTGAGTTATTCCAGCAGAATCAAACAGGGACTTAAGAATGGTTTTCTTCCGCTCACTTTCAGATCCATTCTTATTGTTGCCGGACGTCGAGCCATTTGACGTATTAGCCGAACCAGCAGATGTCGTTGTGCCACCGGACTTTCCATAGTAATCTGGGATGCTGGTGGTCTGCAGGGACGTGACACGGATCTTCTTGAAGCTGATCGGGATTTCTTTGGAATAACCATATTCTGCAGTCTTGCGGAACGATATGCTCGTGATCGCCATATCTGTGTACGACGAATCCGTGGTGATGACAGTGACAGGTTCGGATTTGAAATACAATTCCTCCAACTGCTTGCAGATTCGTTCAGTGCGTCCGCGCTCGGTCTGGTGTATCGTTGCCCAACTGACCGGAGAGTCAGTTACAAACAACGTCATGGACAGTGTTTCCGGATTGAAAAGAATTGCGTCGCTCACAGAGAAGCCTGACTCCACTGCATACTCAGGGACGGTAGCTTCAAGAGTTCGCTCTTCTTCGATCAAAGCATCAAACTCTATGCCAGAGATAGATACAGGCTGTTTTGCTCTCATCCAGTCTCCTCCTTACTGACAATATGCAAGACTTCTCGCAAGCTGATCAGAAGCATCGCTGGCAGCCTTATTCATGGCAGAAGCAGATTTTTCCTGTCCCGCCTTATCGCCGTTGAATGTGTTGTGGATTTCAACCTTCTGATTAACTGTCTTATTGTTCGTGGTGTTCCGTGTGCTGGACACTGCCGTGCTTTTCTTTGCATACTGGGATGTCCTGATTTGTCCTGCAGCCTCATTGTATCCGTAAAGCAAGGCATTAGCCTTATCTTTATAATTCGTTTCGCTGCGTCCACCGCCGTAATGTTCAACACCGTTTCTTTCATAGCCATCCGCCGCTGAAACGTTAAGTTGTGGAGCTTGAATCTTTCCATCAGCCGACCAAGAAAATCCCTTGACCCAATTGACGACTTTTCCGATTCCAGAAATAACGCCTTCAATAATGCCACCAAGGAACTGGAGGATTTCGACTACGGGTTCAATAGCCTTATGGATGGCCTCGAATGCAGCCTTTCCTTTCTCTTTGATGGTATCCCAATTCTTGTAGACAACAACTCCAATAGCGACAACGGCAGCTATAGCGGCAGCAATCCAAAAAACCTTATTTCCAAGCAAAGAGAGCAACGCTGGTGCTTTTTTCACAAGCCCACCAGCTTCCTTCCCTTTGTCTACGGTTTCTGCGACATCTGTCCGTAGAAGCTTTAACAGTCCGCTTCCGATTTTGAAGAAGCTGAGTATAGGAGAAAAAAACTTAGCTAAAGCGCCGAATGCAATGATCCACGCGATGAAGGACTGCTCTCCTTTATCTTCGCTAAGTTTTCCTGTAAGGCGATCAATGAACTCAATGACGCCTGCAAATCCTTCTCCAAGATTTTCAAACAAATCATCGCCGAGCTTCTTTTTAAGCCAATTGATAACTGGCTCTGCTATCTTTTTTAGCGAGTCCCACACACCAGCAAAGAACTTCTTGAGATTGCCCCAAATGTGAATAATCTTATCACGCATTGTTTCTGCATCAATGCCAGCTTTTTCAAAAGCATAGCCTATCACAGAGTCTTTACCTTGCATGAAGCCGATAAAATCTTCAACAATAAGCGCGATAGCTATTAAAGTTATATAAAGCGGATGGAGAACATTGCTGATAACCTTAATGAACTTCCAAATCTTCTCCAGTCCAGAAAGGATTGCAGGGAACTTCCACGCAAGGAGAAACGGGCCAATTACAATAAGAAGCGATTTTATCAGGTTTTCAGTTCCGCCAACTTTATCGTTCAGCCATTGCACTCCGGTGCGCGCTTTACTGAGGAGCGATAGAAGTTTATCGAACAGCTTTGCCATATTGCGTCCGACCATATCTGTTATGCCGAACATTTTGTTGGTCTCATCGACCCAGAAGCCAAAGCTGTTGCGTATGTAACGGAGAGCATCGCTTACTCCAAAGGACAACTCTCCGTAGGCTTTATCGATTGATTCGGCTGAGCCGATGACAGCTTTCTTGATGGTTTCTGCGGTAAGCTGTCCGCTCTTGCCCATTGCGATCAGTTGCTCGTTCGTCTTTCCGAGACTTTCTCCAAGCACCTTTGATAATGCAGGTGTCTGGCTGATCATTCTGGTGACATCGTTTGCGCTGGCCTTACCACTTGCAGCCACACGCTTGATGGTAGCATGCATGGCAGAAATCTCACTATCAGAGTAGCCTGCTGTCGCACCGAGCTTATTGACATACTCGACGAACGTCGCCGCTTCATCCAACGGAAAGATTTTCTCGTTCGCCTGCTTTAGGGCTATGACAGAGTTAGCCATGCTGGCATATGTCGCACGGCTATTATTCGCGGATTGAAGAATCTTCTTCTGGATTTCTTCAAGGTTTGCACCTTCTCCGGCAGCATAAGCGATCCTGTCGCCGATACCGTCAAACTCTTCTGCAAGCGAGTTGAGGTACTTCAAGCTGAAGCCGATGCCGAGAGCGCCGAGGAGCTTCTTCGCAGTATTCGCTATTGAGTTGATGGTGGAATTGACTGCTTGAACGTCTTGCTTGTTTACTCGAAAGCCAACACTGTTGACAAACTCCGCTATCGTCAAATCAAATCACTTCCTTTTCCATCAGTGGTTATCAGCGCTTCTTCGCATTTCCTCGGCTTGGCCCGACTGTATGTCGATATCCATTTGGCGGAGGGCATACAGTTTGAGCGCTTCATCCAATGTGTATATCTCTTTCAACTCCCACATGGAAGCCATATGATCCTTTATCAGGATGTACATTCTGAGCTCCAGATCGGAGAATTGTTCTAAATCAAGTTCGCCATATTTTTCGTAGCTGTCTCCACTACCTGAGGCATAGCCGCTTGGACGCCAAATCGGGCGAACAGCTTCGCGAAAAAACCGCCAAAATTAAGCTTCAGGACCTCGAAGCAGAGAACAAGCATATCCTGCAGTTCCCCGCAGAACACTTCATTGGCAAGATCATAGTCGAGCTGCTTGGTCATACCATCCGTGACAGGTCCTTCGACCGATACATTACGATAGGTGATAAGCAGCTTTTTCATGAGTGCTTCGAAATCATCACCAGACAGGCTACTGAGAGCCTTGCTCAATGCAGGCAGAGCCGAATCTGTGTCAAGTTTCATGATATCGAAGTCTTCAGCACTCTGAGGGTTCTCCCCCATTGCGCCGGAAATAATCGGAGCGATAGCTCCAATGATCGGCGTGAGAATAGCCATCAATTCACCGCTGAGATTAGCGGCAATGAAGGCGCCAAACGGCCTGAGGTAGAATGTATTCTCCCCTATCCGTTTTTCAATAACCTCCGTCTGTTTCATTGCTTTTCAACCCCCATTTGTTTTTGAGAAAAGGCCGCCCCATCGCTGGAGCGGCCTTGGAATTACTACTCCGTGATCATTCCGGAGCCAGTCTGCAGGTCCCACTCACGGTTGCCGGATTCACGGCCGAAACCACGGCTCGCGGGCTTGATAGGCCATGCGGCATCAGACGAGAAAAGCATGCCGCCCTTCAGATCCTTAATTTGGATCGGGAACATAGCGTCGCCCTGAAGCCTGTCCTGATTGAACTTGTTCTGCAGGAACGAGTTCGTGGGAGACGAGCTCAGAACAACGAGCTTGACATTGTAGGTGTCATCAGGGCTGATGCTGCGGACAATCTCGCCGTCAGCACCGACCTTCTTGGTCACGCCGTCGCCGTTGGAATCAACAGTGATGAAGCTGTCTTCAGCGTATCCGGTTACAGTGTGGGGGCCAAGCGAAATGATGACTTCTTTCGGGTTATAGGTATGAATCTGTCCCATTTACTCTTCGACCTCCTTAGAATGTGTAAGAAACGGTGCCGTTGATCTCGGCATAATGGATCGCGCCAGACAGTCTCGCGGTGAACTTGCATCCGGTGAGCCTGCGCGATGCTCTGTCAGCAGCGGAGATAGACGCCGCCAGCGGCACAGTTGTCCGATAAGCAGGGATCAGATCACCAAGCTCATCGTATTCATCGGGAGCGATGCCTCCGGCATCCTGACCTGCCTTAAGGGAAGCCAGCATCTGATTCTGCACCAGAGCAATGCCAGCATCGGTGTACGGGATCTTCGGGTTGGCAATGAACAGGTTGACGATGCGAACCTGCATATCATTCTTCAGCCAGTCGCGGAAGCGAATGATATCTGCCCACTCACCGTTTCTGGTCTTGCCATTCATGGTGATATGACGGTTGCCCACGGTGATAAAGTAGTTCATACCGCTGTTGTCAAGCTTCGTCATTTGGGACGCTGTAAGCTCAGAAGGCTCAACCAAGGCAAGCTGCTTGAACGCGGCAGTCTCACTGCCGGACTGATAAGCAAGCCATTTCGCTACGAATGCGACATGAATGAAATTGTTGATGCTGGAACCATCAACAGCTGCGGTTCCGCTGGGATTGGCGTATACGCCGATCGTTCTTGCATATGTGTCGGCAACAAGCGCATCAGCACTTCCGGCTACAAGGTTGGTTTCAGGATATGCGAACAGCTTCTCCTGAGCCTCGATAACTCCGGCAATAGAGCTAAACTTATTGGAAGCAACACCTGCCGGGCAGCAAACATACCAGCCGGGCGTTCCGAGCGCTCTTTCGATTGTGTTGGTAACATCTTCAGCGACGTTGTTATCTACCTGAATCGGAGCAATATAGATAGCCGAGGGCGCCGGGCTCTGGGCAAAAGCAACCTGAGCTGCCACGGCAACCGGATCAGGCTGAGCACCAGTGAGGCTCCAGCCTGCATTGATGACATCCTGCAGAGAACGATACACACCGACAAGCTCAGGGTCTTCGGTCGGAGCTGTGCTGGGCAGCGGTCCTACAATAAGCAGATTGTCAAAGCTGGCTTCATCAACGATAGCTCCAGAAATGTCGATGTTGACTTTGGCAATCTGATCGTAGTTCTTAGACATTTTCTTCCTCCTCTATTTCAACATCTTCGAAGTAGCCACCATCTTGCGATGCCAGCCATTCTGTTCCTCCACCAGTGGAGGTAGGGATTCGCCCACCTTCTACGCCAGCATAGCCGATCGCCTTCTGAATGAATCGGAGCGAGACAATGATCCTCGCACGATACTCATAGTTGGTATCGTTGACGATTCCGGTGAGGTCCTGAGATTCACCCTCGATGATAATAGCTGTATCCTGTGCATGGCAGAGGTCAGTTACATACTGCGAATTGAGATAATTCTCGAACTCCAGCATATCTTCAAGGGCCGTATTCTCGTATGCGACGGTCACTCCTTCCTCTTCAATCGGCCAGCCATGTGTGAACAGGTCAATTGTGAGCTGGATGTTGGACTCGTAGCATCCGATGAACTTCGGGGCCATCTGTTCATAGGTGGGCAGATAGGAACGTTTCAGGTTCCCGGGTGTGATAACCACCAAGCCGAGCTCTGGCTTTGCAACACGGCTTTGACGTGAATATACTACGGTGGCATTTGCGAAGTACGTTTTTGTAACCGTGCGGAAAAACTCAAGTGCTTCTGTTACTCTCACGGTCTAACACCTGCCTTACTCGGTACGGTATTGGGCGGATTATCAAGATCCGGCGACCACGAACCGTCTTGCGGTACAAGCATAAATTGATAATTGTAATGCTCCAGAATCGTATGATCCCAAAGGACACAACTCTTGCATTCGTACCATTCACCGCCATAATACAGGAGATCGCCTTTCCTGTTCAGCCGCTCGTCGGCAACCAGTAGTTGCACTGTGCCATGACCTTCAAGGTGCTTTAGCCTTCGTTCACCTTCAGGCAGCGCCTGTTGCTGGTCGGTTCCGAGCGGGTGAACATGGATATGAACGACGAAGTCCTCATTGCTGGAAACAAGATAGCCCTTCACTTCACGCTGTACTCCAAAGCGTCTGATCCAGTAATACTTGTTGAACAGCGTTATGTTCATCGGCTATTCTCCCTTCTCAACTTTGAATCGTACAGATTGACGCATGTGCGCCGTATCGATCAGAGGCGTGTCAGAGCCCTTCCTTGCAATAGTTGCAGGTGCATTGGGAGCAAAGCCGCCTTCAACGATTTCCCGTTGGATAAGACCAACTCCACCAACACCGATTGAGGCACATGCCTGTTCTACCGATCCGCCGCCGTAGATTATCTTAAGCCCTCGCTCACACATCTGTTTAAGCTCGTCTTCATGGTTTTCCCACGACTGGCGCATGAACGGACGAGCTGGCCTGTTGGAACCGCCGAGTTCGTTCGCTGCAGCAATGGTGGTAAGCTCCGTACCGTCTTCATACGGATCTTCACCAGCCTGAAAGCCAAACTTCAGCGTTATCCCTTCAAGCTCTTTGAGCTTTTGGGTGACTTGACGGCCTTCAGATGTAAGTGTGAGTCCGGGAGCATTAAAAAATGCCATAGGTCCACCATCCTTAGTACAATTCCTCGTCCGAATCGTAATCCGGCACTTCCACCTTTTCGTTGGAAATATGGATAGGAACAATGACATACCTTCGCAACTGGAGGAACTGAACACCATAAATGGTCAACCCAAGCTCTGCGTCGGGCGTCAGGTTGGACGACTGCCCGGCGCCAAAGCTGATGCTGCTGCCACCCTCAGAAACACTGCCTATGGAAAAGCCTACGCCGATCTTCCCCATTTCACCGAGCGGGTTCTCGCCAAAGCCAGCGATTTTGAGTTTGTGGCAGACAAGGTATGCAAGCCCTTGCTTGAACAGATTGCCGAACTGCTTTCTGCTCACCATTGGCCTGAAGATGTCGATGTACTGCTTAAGCTCTTCATCAGACACTTCCGAGAACTCTGGTGCAAGAACTCGAATCATCTGTAAGACCGTCATGATCTCATTCCTTTATTCTTTGGTTTCTGTGGCAGCGTTCTTGGAGCTTCTGCCTCTCTTGGTAGCAGGCTTCTGTTCAGCGGGAGCGTCCTCTTCGGCCTTGGTATCAGCGGATTCGGAAGCATTTGCAGCCAATTCCTTTTCGGCGGCAGCTTTTGCGGTGGCTTCTTCGGCAGCTTTCTCAGCAGCGGCCTTCGCAGCGGCTTCTACAGCTGCCTGAAACTCAATCTGACCCTCTTCGAGAGTTCCGAGATTGAGCCGCAGATAAGCCTGAACGGCAGGAGACTCCGACTGCTTCTTGGTGATCTCGATGGATTCATCAGGCATCAGGTAGACACCGTTAATACCGATGATCTTCGCGCTCCTATTGGTAAACTTCATTTTTGCAACCTCCTGTGATAGTGGAAAACTGATTATAGCAAGAGGGTGCTGCTTTCACAGCACCCTCTTGTATATGGAACGTTATTAGACGCCGACAGCAATCAGGGCAGACATCGGATAGTACACGATGACGCCAGCAGTGCGGGCCTCGCAGGGAATGATGGTCTCCAGATTGCGGGTCTGGATGGGATACTGATAGAAGGGCATGGGGTTCTCCAACGCGAGCTTACGCTCGTTATTGGTAAACAGGAAGGCAACACCGGAGCCGCCAGAAGCAGCAGCATAGGGGTTAGTCTCAGTGTTCTTCGCGCCCAGTTCAGCGGTGCTGATGACTTCCTTGATGTACGGAGAATGGTCAAGGATGAACTTCAGGACAGTGCTGCTGGTGTCGGGAATGCGACGGGTGCTGATATCCATATAGACATCAGCGGGGACGCACAGAGTATCAGGACGCTCGACGTTATTGGTGGTCTCAGCGACCTGCATCTGCATGCCGCTTACATCGGCCAGAATCTCATCGGCAGTCTTGGTCTTCCAAGAAGAGCTTCCGGCAGCACCGTTGGGAACGGTGTACAGAGGAATGTTCTGCTCAGTGGACAGGACGCCCAGCAGACCGCTGTTGGCATCGCCTCTCCAAGCGATCATGTTGGTCTTGTTGTCGATGGCATACCGGGCGGCCTCGGCCTTGCGGCTGTCAAGAGACTTGCCAGCCAGACGGGAAGCACGCATCTCCTGAGCGGAGTAGCCATAGGAATCACCGAGGGACTTCACAACAGCCGTGGAGGGCTTGCCGTTCACGTCCGCGCGGGGCAGGTCGTCGCTGTAGTTGTCGATGACCTTTGCCAGACCCTGCTTATCGTAGGTGTAATAAGTAACTGTCTCAGCGCCGGGATCAGCCTCAGAGGTGATGGGGAACTTCGACAGCGCGGTCATCTCGGGGTATTCGACGTCGTAAGACTGGGATTTGACGTGATCCAGCTCACGAGCGAAAAATACCGAAGCATCCTCGGCACTGTCGAAACGAGTGCCGGGAGAGTTGAGAATGGCAGTGGGGATGGCAGACTTCAGGAGAGCCTTGGCATCCGCCTTGTCATAGTTCATGTGCTTTTTGCTCTTAGCCATTATTCGTTTCCTCCTTATAGGTTACTGAGCCTCGTTGAAAAGCTCGATCATGGCGACCTCAGTGGTCGTGTCAACAGTGCTGAGGAACCGACCCTTGATGTTCACAGTGGAAGCACCAGTGGGAGCGGTAGCGCAGAACTTACCCGCGTGATCGCCAGTGATGATCAGCTTGACGGGATCTCCGTAAGCGATCTCAGTATCGGCGGGAACGCGGCCATAAATGCGGCCATAGCGCATAACGCCCATGGCGGCACCCTTGCGGACATGGATGGCGCCCTCAAGGTCGTACTCAGTGGTGCGGTTGTTCGTGACAATTCCGGCGAAATTCGCAGCGGTCTTGCCAGACACAGGCAGCTTGATGTTGACGCCAGGAGTCGTGCCGTAAACGACGCCAAAGCCGGGCTTCATCACTCCGGTATTTTCCTCGTTCAGGAAGGTATCGATAGCATGGGGAGCCAGATCGACGATGCCACCGGGGGCTCCCATCGGGGTCGAGTAGGAATAGCGAGTCTGTGCGCTCATTTATTAGTCCTCCTTATTGTTTCTGTTCTGCTGGCGAGCAATCATGCGCTCACGGGCAGCATTGGCGGAGCCAGAATTATCAGCGGAATCCTTGCGGAGGCCGTTGAACATCTGGCGCTTCTGATAGCGGGTATCCTTCTGTCGACGGGAGCGAATCTCATCACAGGCCATCTCATAAGCAGCGCGAACGAAAGCGTTGCTCTTGCCATCCAGATTCATGGAAGGACGAACAGCCTTGATGATGGCCTTTCTCGCATCGCGCAGCTTCATAGACTCCAGACCATCCATGTTCAACGCACGGCCCATCATGCCGACCTGAATGCGAGCCCGAACAATGGCGTCAACAGAGTCAGTGTTCAGGGGCTTATCATCATCGACCTCTTCGGGAGTCTTCACCGGGATGTCCTCATCGTCGTCGTCGAGGTTCGCGGCCTCTTCTTCATTCGTGTCAGGAATATCCTCGTCGGCATCATCCTCGTCGATAAAGGGGGCTTTGTTCTTCTTTTTCTTATCGGTAAGCTCGAAGTCATCTTCATCCTCCATGAACGCAGGCTTCTTGACCTCGGTCTCATCTTCGGAGTCCTTTACGATGCAGTCCTTCTCGAAGACATCCTCCTCGTCCTCGCCATCCATGCTCTTGCAGTCAGCAGCCTTGAACTGGCGCTCAGCAAGCAGAGAGTCGATGATGTCGTACAGCTTCTGAAGATCAGGGTCTTCATCTTCGTGCTTATCCTTGATGGCGGCAACCTTTTCCTCGATAGCCTCGTTGGTGTCCATGGGAGACACGGGCTTATCCTCGTCCTCGTCTTCCTTCTTCTCGACGGGCTTGACGACAGGCTCCTTCATCGGTTGTTTCATGACGGGAGGGGTACTCATGATGGGCTTGCCCTCCTCGCCATCCTGAGCAGGTGTGGCGCTGTTCTTGCGGTTGGCCTTGTACTCAGCGATAGCCTGCTCCAGCTCTTCAGCGGAGAGGATACCGTCAGTACGGGCGGTGTGAGAGTTCTTCATTCCTTTTCCTCCTTTGAGAGATTTTTCAGAGTCACGGCCATCGATATTCAACCGTGCCTTATCGCCAGCTCTGGCCTCACCAACCAGAGCGAGGTGATTGATTCTTATGTTCCGTTGGATAGCGTCGTAGTGCTTTCCGTTCCATTCACCCGGTTCTTCATCAAGATCCAAGGAATAGCCAAGGCTGAGCTCGCGCATCTTGGTTTCTTTGAGAATATCCGTATCGTGAATGACGATATCAGCTCTAACATTGTCTCCGTCCTTAATCCCTTCCGACAGGATTGTGCCGATGCCTTCATCAGACACATTATCCTTATCGATCAGCCCGGCATCATGCGTACAGATGATGGGCTTTCCCTTATAGGAAGCAAGGCTTTCCGGATCGAAGACTTCCTCGGGTAGTCTGAGCTCCCTACGAATGCTTCCATCGGAGTTTGTGTATTCAAAAATACCCACGCGAGTCAGTATCGGCTTATCGCGCAGGTATCCTTCGGAAGTGAAATACGTCTCGTTCATAGGCATGTTGTCGAGACGGATCACTCTTTTCAGCGTGGGGCTATTCATCGGATTCCTCCTCCGTCAGCCTGCTGTGGATTTCTCCTGCACAGGCTGCATAGCCAGCAAGGTCAACAAAGCTGTCTCCGGTTCCGCCACCGCTTTTGATACGGGCCACCTTCAGCAGAGCCATCATCATGGCGACATCAAGAGCGCTGAACTTGTGTCCCGAATAAACAGACCACAGATCGGCAATAACGCCGAAGTTATCTTCGGGACTACCATAGTCCTGCTCCCTCTGTCCGCACACGCAAATCTTAGCGGCTTCAAGCACTTCTGCTCTATTCATCAGTATCTGCCTCCTTGGACGACAGCTTATCGTCAAGCTCGCCGGGGCCGAACGTGCTGCCTTCTGCTTCATCCTCTTGTACTTCCGGCTTTGTATTTGAAAGCAAAAGCTTGGTCAGCTCAAGTGTGATGATTTGGACATGGTTCAACTCGTCGAGGGCCATATCGCCATACATCGGAGAAAGACTGGGCATTTCGCGGTCGGTGAGATTGCTGTTCTGAACCAGCAAATCGATATTCTCTGCTGTTCTTGCCAGCGTTCTTGCCATGTTCTGAAGCACATAAGCGTTTTTCATTTTGATATCCTCCTTGTAGCCATCCTTACGGGAGGGCCTGTAGCCCTCGTGGGAGCCTTTCTATTACTTCGGATGTAAAGTTGGGTAGCCAGAGGAGTTTCCTCCTTTCTCGGCCTTTTATTTGGATTTGAGCATGAAAAAAGCAGGGTATCAGTTGATACTCTGCTTGTTCGGGTATTCAGCTTTGGTAAATCAATTCAGCATGAGCTTTGATTTCAGACTGATCACGAGCATTATGCAAATAGAGATGCAACAGCTAATCATCCGGCCCAATAAGACCTTTCTTAATCATCTCTTGCCGAGCTTTTTCGCGGCCTTCTTCATACCAAGCTACCATCTTGAGCGCTTCTTCGTAATTTTTGGCGCGGGTGGCCTCGTCGACGTGAACAAATCCACACAGTTTTGCTATCTTCCCGCCGTAGCCTTTCTGTACGTGCTCAAAACCGGGAATATACTCTTCATCATCCATTGACTTCTTCCTCCATGATGTACCACTGATTTCCGCTTTGGATTATCCGCGAAACATGGAATCGAGCCCCCCGTTCATATATGACCTCATTCTCGTTAAGGCCAATATTACTGATATCACGGGCATTCTTGGAATGCTGCACTACAAGGTGGACATTCGCATCTGGATTGTATCCCGGCTTTTTGCTGAAAGAGGAATATGCTTCATATTGAGATAGGCCGTCTTGCGGATGCTTAGAAAGGAAATCCGATAATTCCTCTGGATCATCGATTAGAAGATCACGAATGATAGGGCCTTCATAGTGGGGCATCTTCTTCAGCGCAGCGTCCAACTGGTCGACAAAAGCCTTGTCTGGATCGGGTAGAGCGTCATACCCTCCATCGCGGAGCTTGGCATTGATTTTGTAAGACTCAGACGATTTGTAGCGTGTAAGAGCGTCGAGGTCCTTTTTGGATAGCCGTTCTTTACGAACGCCCCATTTCATACCTTTGACGCCGTAATCCGAATGCTTCGCTTCTGTTACCATCATACTATTAGAGCAAGATTTGTCAATAGATGATGGCGTAAAAACGCCGATTTCTTGAAGGATGCTGAGAAGATAATCTGCAAGGCCGTCGTTCACGCCAACACTTTCTATATAGGCTGTGGCAACCTGTTTGATAAAGGAATCAGAAAAGTCTTTCATGACAACTATTTCCCGTATTTATTCACCCGCATGACATCTTGCCAGCCACGGAACCTGTCGCGTTCGACAATGTCACATTCACACTTTTTATCGCACATCTTGTGAGACCGCTCACAAATACAGACTGTTTTCCCGGCCTCAGTCCGTATGTAAACTTCGATTAGTTCCTTCTCCCTCATATAACATCATCCCCGTTCAGGCAAAACAAAAAGCAGAGCACTTAATGTACTCTGCTTCATGCAGTATTGGTTTGTTACTCGTCTTCTTCAGGATTGTCCTCGGCAACGTGATATGGACATTCCTTATACTCAAGCAGGATCTCACTCGGTTTGATGTCGTAGACTTGACATTTCGCCGAAATGCATCCGGGTTCGACAAAGCTTCCGAACTTGGAATCCTCCGCTCTCAAAGCACAGTTCCGACAAGGAATCTTATCGGGATCAGGACCAACGGTCTCGCCGAAATCGGAATCGTCGGCAAATCTCGGGTTCTTCATTCAACGACCTCCTTGTAGATGGTTTCTATATCTACATTGTACCATTTCAAAAGGCAAAGGCAAGCAGAAATCAGTTATGGCTTTGCCCTCTTACAGCACACTTGATTCGGTATTTCTTCCCGTCATAAGCAGCAGACAGAATAACGAGCGACGTACCCCGCTGCAGAATTGTTTCGCCCTCAAGAGAAATGCTGTTCTGCTTTGATCGTCCGTCCCACTTCTCACCATCGCCTTCGCCAAAAGCGGAAAAGGGCTCCGCGTATAGACCCTTAGTACCTTTTGGACATAGTATCTCCAATTGCACGTTGGAATGAGGCATCCCATTCTCTTTTGACGAGCCGCAAGACAGGAATCCGTGATCTGTTCTGCATCGTCCTACGAGCTGATCAACAGTGTCAGCTTGAAGTGAGCCTGATGGCAACCCCATGAAACTTTCGAAGGTTCCCTTAGCAACGCCGCGATAAAGGGTAGTGTCCTGCTGGAGTTCTGACTTGTCGATAGCTCTTGTGATATTGCGAATCTGACTTGCAGTTTTCTCGTCATCAAGCGGACTGGAACCTCCATTGCTCCTGAGAGCACTGTTTATGGCTGAATAATCGAAGTCTGTGTAACCAAAAAGGTCTTTTTTCTGTGCATGGCTCAAAGTACGCCAAACCTTACCGGACTGTTCGCGGAACTTATCGTCAGCTTCTTGCCCGTTTTGAGCATTAAAGGACGATTTAGCAATGCTTTCAAAATGCTGCCTTGTCGTCTCTTTGACCTTGGAATAGTTCTTGTTCTCTCCATGGTGGAGGAACACTTGAACGGTGTCGTCCATAGTGGGCCAGTCATGCCTGAATGTTTGAGCCTTGATATCGTACAGGGTATCCCCGGCTACGGAATATATCCGGCCATTGACCTTGATAAGGGAGCCTTTCATTTGTTTGACGAGATTCCTGTCAGCAATCGTGTACGAGTGCGGCTTGGCTGCAGCAGCACTCTTTTTGGAAAACGAGGTGAAGCCCTGAGCTTTGCTTCCTTCCCTATTATGAACGCCGCCGCCTTCGGCAGAGCCGCCGATTTTTCCTGGACGGCCTTCATGGCCCCAGTTTCCGCTTCCCGGGCCTCCGTCAGTTCGGATGACACCGATCTCACGGAAAATGCCCAGCAAATACAGAGTAAGATGATCGTTGGTTCCGAGCGATCCTTTGTAAGCCGATGCAAGATCATCGAGGAATCGATCTATCGCCATTGCTATCCTCCTTATAGAATCGTGTCTTCTGGAAGGTCAAAATACCAGTCCCACGGATGGCCTTCCTCAACCCATTTCTTATAGACCGCCTCATGCTTTGGAATGATGCCTTCAATGAGACGGCTTTGTTCCAAAGCATCAACGCCAAACATGAGGATGTATTTCGCCTGATATGGACAGCCACGATCTAACGCAGCTTTTGAAAATGCTTTATCTTTATCTGTTGGAGTGTACCCTGTATCGATCTTAGCCATTCTCAATGACCTCCATATAAGTCTTTTCGCAGGCATCGTAAAGATTCGGCGCAATCTGCTTCATAAGGTCAAGCGCTTCTTCTTGCCCAAAAGCTTTCATCTGGCAGTATTCTGCCCAGAACTCAGCGGAGCGCATGCTTGCGGCGCCACGCGAAGATACTTTATACCAGTACGATGACTCATGGCCTCCGTAAAGCGCTTCTCCACACGAAGCGTGTGTGAGAGCTGATATGGCATCGGAGACATTTTCAAACCCAGCGATTTTCTTTTCCTGATTCTTTGCCCAGCTCCAATACTTTTGGGTGCGATCGGCTTCCGATTCTGTAAGGTTTCCGTTTCCGTCAGTGGAAAGCCCGACAACCTTTGCCATAGCCTCTACATCCTGCCGATATTGCTGAGGGCTGTTGCCCAACCTGTCCAGATGCTGAGATGGAAACTCATTTATCTTCTCGCTGTAGAAGTCAATGCTGTGCCCATACTCATGGAAAACGGTTCGAGCGGACGAATCAGGTGTCAGGGAAACATTCCCGTAAGCATCGCAATGGCTGACGCCATACTCCGGGTTCTGGACAAAACAGGATTGATTTCTGAATCGGTCTTCATAAGCCGTCTTGAGCTTTTCGGGAAGATTTTCATATACTTCTCGTACTTTCGCGCAAGATTCTGCAGAAACACCATTCATTCCGAGGTTTATATCGAAGAAATCTCCTTCAAATGTCGGATTCTTCAGCTTGCGCATGTCTGCTTTCTTGTATGTGTCGCTGTCAACCCATCCAAGGTATTGGTCTTTAATATACTTCTTCCCGTCCGACCCTGTAAGTTCAAATCCATAACCGCAGTTATCCAGATCGAACTTCTGCATATGAATAGATGCTTGTTCTGTCAGCGCTCCATGGTCCTGCCAGATCGAAGCATTATATCGCCAATTGTATTTCTTGTTCCATTCTTCAACTGCCGCCCGCTTTTCTGCCTCGCTTTCAGCGGAGGATGTCACTTTGCAGAGATTCCCGTTGAAATTGTCGTACTCGCTGAGCATGTAGTACACAAGGTCGTCTTCGCTCATGTACATTTTTTGCCCGTCGTACTTTTGATACCAGCGGCTTTCACCGTTGACATCATCCTTGATATAGACAACATGGGTTCCATCGTCATTATCCCAAGTGTCGGGCATCTGGACTTTGCTGCCCGGATGCAACTGATCGACGATTTTCTTGAGCTTGTCCCTTCGGTCATCAGAGGATTCGCCATTTCCAAGAATGGAGGCTATTGTTTCGTTGGCCCTGCGTTTGGAAATAGCCTGAGGATTCGTCGCTGTAGGGGTATCGCTGGCATCATCAGAAGGAGCGCTTCCGCCGACTTCGCCGGGCCGACCTTCATGGCCGAAATTGCCGGAACCGGGCCCGCCGTCTTGACGTCTTGAGCGTCCGATTATAAGAACAGGAATCTTGTCAATGCCGCACAAGTAAGCAGCATAAGCACGGTGGCGACCTTCCTGCCCGCCCTGTTTATAATTCAGGTATGGAAGATGAAACTTAGTGCCATCGCGCATTTTTTTGGCATATCCCCGAGCGATTTCTTCGTCAATGGCCGAAACACAAGACTCTATAGTCGCGTCGTCAAAGATCTCATATGCACATCGCTCAAGGTATTCCTTTGGAGTCATCTCGCAAATAACGCCTTGCCCATTGTGCAGATATTCGTCACCGTAGCTGTTGCTTGTTTCTTCAAGAGTGAAGCCCTCGTAATCATCGTTCTGCGCAGGGACCAAAGGTTCTGGGTGAAAGCTTTCGATCTCACGCCGATGGGCTTCTTTTTTTAGCTTATTTAGCTTTTCGCCTTCATCAGTGAACTGATGATCAGCGTCCATCTTTTCATTGAAGACTTTCTTCCGTTCCTTTTGGAGTTGTTCGCCTCTTTCTGTAAGAATCTTGGGCCGACGACCGAGTAAATCATCGATCATGTCTTTATCCGTCCAATACTTTCGAGGCTTCGGCTTGGATTCCGTCTTGAGTTCAGTATCGATCTCTTCTATTCGTTTGGACAATTGCTCACGCTTTTGCAATGCTTCTTTCGCGGCCTTTACCGCTTTCTGAAAAACGGGGCTATCCATATATGATGTGGCAGGGAAAAAGTCTCTCTTAGACCTGCCAACGAATTTGGGGCCGCTTCCAGAGCCTGACGGAGCGGAACCACCCACCTGCCCCGGTACACCCTTATGACCATGATTCCCGGAGCCCGGACCACCATCGTTGTGGAGTACACCGATTTCATGGAATACGCCTATCAGGTACTTGGCAAGGCTTTCATTTTTGTCTCTTGCGTCACGGTATGCATGGGCAAGCGTATCCAGAAAGGAATCGTTATACAAATCGGAGCCTCCATTTCTATAGAATCTCAGACTTTATGTCCGAGCAAATAATCTCTTGCATCTTTGTATTGCTGAGCCTTTCGAATAGCTCCTTGGCTGGCGCCCGGCAAACGAGCGACAGCTATTGCATATTCAAAATCGGTCAGCTTGACCGTGGTAGCCAACGGGTTCTTCTTGATCCTGCGCAAATAGGCTTCGAAGCTCTCTCCCTCCATGCGCGAAGCAGCTCGAACAGCATCAGCAATAACTGATCCGAACAGGTTCCTGATTGTCGTTATCAGAATATCGGAGTGCTCCAGTACGCCATGAAGCAGAGCGACGATCTTCTCGTCCTCTGTTCGGACTCTCTTGGCTATCGCTATCGGGTGTTGATAATAAGGTTGGCCTTGACTGTCTTTTTGGCCTTTGTGGGCATGCTTTGCAATCATTTCAGCCAGCGCAATGCGTTCCGGGGTCGTCATTGGCATTACCTCTTGTCCGTCCCATTCATCGGGAGGATTATTGTGTCTTCATCAAAAACAGGCAGTGCGACGCATCTGCAGCAATAATCTTCGCCGGGATGGCATCGCCTGCCTGTGTATACTTTGCCTCTGGACTTTGTCATGTACCACATTTCGGGAGGATCGTCCCAAGAAATGATTTTCCCATCAAGCTCCCTGTGGCAATCGCGAACGCGCTGGTCTCTTGACGTTGACCATTTGTACCGTGTCACGCCAGCCGACCTGTGCTGTTCCTGAGTTATCTGCGCATTAAGCGTAGACATCTGGTCTCTCGCAATCGTCTGAGCCGTTTCTTTCGATATGTTGTACCTGTGCTGGATTTCCTTCTGAAGGTCTTTAACGTGGATGCCTTTCCGATATCCATCTATGATGGTGTCCCGGATATCATCAAGCACCTGATTGGGCAGTGTGTGAATATTCTGCACATTCTGCCCTACCCAGTTCTTGACGCCTTCCTCATAAAACGAACCTTTGTAGTAGTCCTTCATCAGGTCGATTCCGAGCGTTTGCTTTACCGTCCTATACCACTCATCAGCAGTGATTTCTTTGGCCCTCTTGGCAATGGCGTCTAACTTCCGCTTCAAATCAAAACGGAAGTATTTCTGCTCCAGCGCCTTTGAGATAATCAGAAACGACTCTCTGATCTTCTTCTCCAAATCATTGAAGCTGTCAAACCGGGAATCATTTCCGAGTTCCGCCTTATAGGCTTTCATGATGGACGGCAGCTCTTTCTTGAGTTCGCTGTTCAGGATTTTCATATAGGCGTTCATAACCCTGCGGAACTCCCGTTCGGCTGATGCAGGGTATCTCGGGACCGTTTTGCAAGGGAGGCTTTTCTTTCCTTTGAAAGCGCCCTTGGCAGCCTCCTTTGTCATCTCATGAAGATGTTGATTATCCAAGGGCGTTTCCCCCTTTCCTGAAACTTTGGCGGGATTTGTGATGGTCTATCGGCGGTCACGGTCATATGTAATAAACAGCCTTGAGACAGCCTGGCATCCATTCAAACACCATGAATCTCTTGTGAGCTCCTACGAATCCTTCATCTTCTGACCATTGGTCGGTTTCACCGTTTCTGGACAGGCGGCGTACCATGACGCCATAGATATCTCCTTCGTCTTCATGGTGGAGATGCCCTGCGTGAATCTCTCGCACGGTGGATTTGGAAAACTCCTGCGGGTATTCAATCGTGAACTGCCCGCGAAGATCAGTCTTCCTGCTCCTTGCATAATGCCCGTGTGTTATGCCAATGAAGCAGTTCTCCCAGTAGATGCATTTCCGTTGCTTTAAGCTGTCATCCACTTCAAGCTGTGGAAAGTGGTCTTTGAGCATTTGGACAAATGCCCATGCGAGGCTCTCGTCATGGTTTCCTTTGCTGTATAGGAGCCGAACACGTTCGGACTGAGCAAGCGCTGTCTCGATGACGTTGTACCAGATCTCCTTTGCCATACGCCAAGCGAGTGGAACATCGACCTTCTCGATAGGCCGTCCGGATGACGTTCTTCCGCGCATGTCATCGTTGTGGAACATATCCTGACCAATGATGATATTGATCTCTTTCCATTTCTGGCGTTCAATGATGCCAAGAAGCTGCTCGATACTTTTGGTATGGTCGGAAAGCGGGAGGTGCATATCGTACAGCGGGATCTCCAACATTCCGATGCCATCGCCAGTTTTAGGCTCGATCCTTGTCGGCTCTACATTGTCGTGAATAGACTGCAGCAGGGCATCCCATTGCCCATCATCAAGTTCCTGCTTAATCCACGCTTGAACGATCTCGCCTTTTTGATTAACCTGCACCGTGGCATTGTGCGCCGTAAAGCCTTCATATGTTCCTCGTTCCAACGTAGTTCGGTCAGGATAAGCTTTCCTTCTCCACGAACGCAGAGCACGTTTGAAGGATTCATAGCTGCCTGCAGGGTGCTGCTTATGGAAGATTTCGTTGTAAATCTCTTTCGGCGGCATGCCTTGCTCATAGGCTTCCACGCATTGCTTCTTCAGTTCGATATCTATGTGCAAGCGGCATACACCTCCTTGCGCTCAAAATGGGAATCAAGAAAGCAGAGCATCCTTGACACTCTGCTATACAATATCGGCTTTATTCGCCTTGGTATAGGCATTCTGAAGCTCTTCATAGCTGAGAACACGCTTGGAATCGGTGCGATTGTCTTTGCGATCGGAGGCAGCCTCTTCCTTTTGGGAGAAATACTCTTTGACCCAGCCGACAACCTTTCGATCCTTAATAGCGTAAACAACACCATCCTTGCCGAGCTGGAACGTGATAACAGAATCCTCTTTGCTGTCCATATGCTCACTTTCATCAAGGAACAGAACTTTCGTCCTGTTTAGAACAACCGTATAGGACCCAGAAGCTCCATGATTCTCAGCATTGATGGCGTCGTATCCAAGAGCGGCTGCGAACGCTCCAATGTCTTGGTATTTATCCCTGTTCTTTCTGGCTGTCTCATAACGCTCATCTTTTGCTTTATCTATTTCCTTGCTCGCTTGTTCATAGATGCTGCGAGACAGTGCGACAAGCTCTGACCGTTTCTCTTTCGACATATCCTTGGCCGCTTCGTACACTTCATCCCAAGACACACTATCTTCAGTTCCGAACAAAACATTGTACCTGACAAACGTCTTCTCGTTATCATCCAAACTCTCAACACTCTTCTTGAGTACACCGTCGCGGATGGCCTTGGTCTCGCTTTCTGCCATTCGCCCATTATAGATACCATCGATATCATCATATGTGATGATTTTCGCGCTTGGATCAAGCGTAAGCGTTTCCGTAAATGAGGGAACATCAACTTCGACGGGAATATGATACTTTCCAGCGATCTCAGAGACGCTCATAAACTTCGCCTGCTGAAGCTGATCATCATACCAGCTTTCCTTCTGTCGCAGGGAGCCCAACAGCTTATCATACAGAGTGGGGTCAGAGTCTTTGAACGCCTTTGCTTCTTCTCGAAAGTCCTCTTTCCATTTGCCGCTTTGGAAATCAAAGCCATCAACATACTTGTGGAACCGCTCATTGAGATCATTCTTTGCCCTACGAACTACGGATGTCTGAAGCAAACCCGTAAGCGTTTCCATGGCTTCTTCATGAGTTGCCGTCCTGTCGTAAAGCTGTTGGTAATGGAGAATCTCAGTTCTAATGCCATCGCTGAGTTCCCCATCATAATCAGCGGCACAGTACATGCCCTGACCATATCCGGCGCCACCGACAGTGCATTCAACATACCATTCGCCGTTGTACAGCTGATCTCGGTATGCATCCAGAATCTCCTGAGATGATGCGGAGTATGTTCTTTGGGCTATGAAACTGCTTTTCTTGACGGCAGCATCAAACTCAGCTTTCTTAACGACCTTGGGCAAACCATCGAAGCCCTGAGCATGGATGACAGACTTGATGTCGGTAGGGCCATTATAGCTTTTGGTAATGTCCTTACCGTGTGCAACCTCTCTGGAGCCGTTGCCGGGTGCTGAGCCGCCTTGCTCCCCGGGCCTTCCTTTGTGATTGAAGTTCCCGGATCCGGGGCCGCCATCTTCTCTACCGTCTACTCTGACATAATCGTCAGGCTCCTTTTTGAACATATCATCGTACATGGCACGTTCGAGATTTCTGCCGCTTCTGGACCACGCTGTCGTTGTATAGGAGCCGAGCTTCTCCGCCTTTTTGTCAGCATCATTTGCCCGCATCTGAATCTCAGTAGGCTTTCCATTGACGATGTAAATGATGGAGTCGTATTCGCTGCTGGCAAGGGCTGCTGCATTCTGCTTATCAGCTTTCATCCACGACTTGGAGTTGAGCTCACCTTCCATCTTTTGTCCCGGATGCAGTGTCTCATACGCCTTTCTCAGACATTCACCGTCAGCAGATCCCGTCACAACAAGCGGGTTGGAAAGATTGACTTTATACTGGACAGTAGTTCCTTCAGGATGCAGCCCGGCATAAGAATCCGCGCCCTCTTTGGTGGCTGCAAAAAACGTCATTCCTTTTTGGGGAATAGCGCCAGTGCGATATATGGCATATTCTCCGGGTTTTCCGTAATCGGAACTGCGGGAATTGATCAAGCCTTCTTCGGCCTTTTTGACTTCATCGGATCCAGAAACCTTGCCAGAATCGCGGAGCTCATTGACCTTATCCTGAGCTGCTTTCATTTGAGAAACGAAATCGACAAACTCAGGTTCTGCGCCCCAGCCATCATAACCAACCAAGTGCATGACTTCGTCGAATGATCTCGAAGGATGGTCGTTGCTTCCGATTGCGTAGCATTTCTCTTGGTTGTCGTCCGTGTCGAACAGCTTGCGGTATTCAGTAAAGCCGACCTTCACGCTCTGACCAACAGGGGCGTTCTTTATAGCCTCCTTGGCGGCATTGAACTTTTTCTCCATGGATGTCTCGGCATCGACTGCTTCATGGAGATGTTTGTTGAGGTCAGCAGTCTGTTTTGCGCTTTCTTTGGGAGTAAGCTGTTTTCTGTTGTCGGTAGCACCAGAATTGCTCTTGTCAGAAGTGGAAACCGCACGGTCTTTATACTTATTCAGGAGAAGAACTTCATATTTGCTTTCGCCAGACAGCGCGTTTCTCTGTTCGAGAAGAATTGAATCGTATCCTTCCTGCTCCAGCTTTTCAGCAGCCTCGCTCATGATTTGGCGCATTTCGGAAAGGTTTTCGCCTTCGTAGTAAGACTTGCCGAGATACTTTTTGCAGATTTCATCCTGCATATCGTTGAAATCGGATCCGGTCATGCTGTACGGCTTTTTGATTTCAACATCGTATGCTTCTATCGGCTTGCCTCTTTCCTTCTCATATGGTTCAGATTGATTTCTGTCAATGCCAAAGGAAAGATAGCCGAGCGGAGAATCGAAAATACCGCCAGAGCGATAAACCTGATACTTTCCGGGCTTGCCAAAGTTCGAGGTGTCAGACTTGGAAACAGACGAGAATGCCTTCTTCTGGCTTTGCGCCTTGCTGAAATCCTTTCCTTCAAGAGGTCCGCCGACAGCTTTGCCACTTTTGTCGATGGGAACATGTGTCCCGTTTTCCACGGTGATCCAGTCTACATCATCAGCGTCTTGCCTTGTCTCTTTGAAGGATTTCCACGCAGCAGCGACATCCTCTTTTCGGATGGCAGATCGGACTTTGGCTCCATCTTTCATGCGGAAATTGGAAAAGTCTTTCTCCTCATCGTCAGAGGCAAACTGATCGAGGTTGTCTTCCAACCATTCGTCATAGGCAGAATCGGCATGATCAACATTGCCATTCGGAGCGATCCACGACGGGACCATGATCTCAGATTCCTTATTTGTGGTAACACTGCCCCAAGTGTCTATTGGCCGGATCTCAGCTTCATAGACGTTTCCATCGTTCCCGGCGAACTTTTGAGCGGTGCTTTTGCTGAAAGAGTAGGCGGAAAAGATGTCCTCTTTCATGTGCTTCTGTCCATGACCGCCACGATACATCTTGACGGGAGTCGTCAGAAAATCCTCGAATGAAAGAGTATCGTCGACAAGCTGACGATAATTCTCATACATAATGCTGAGGGCTGCTGTTCTCGTCTCCGGTGTGCTGATGATGGAATCGATGACCCTCGGCTTGTAATTGCTGTCAGCCTCGCGGAACCAGCCAAGGAACACGTTCCTCGGCATCTTCTCGGCCAAAACATTGTCGGCCTTAACGTCATCCATCAGCTCGAAGCTGTCTGGGGTGACTTTCTCGGTTTTGGAACCATACCATTCCCGGTCAATCAGAGCGGTAATAGGTGTCCGCGCCCGGCCTTCCTTCTTGGATGCTTCTCTGTCCTGATCTACAAGCTCTTTCAGCTTGTCTCGGTTGATTTCCTCCCAAGCATCGCGCTGATCATACGGGTCGAAGTCAGACACCTTGACAACACCGTATTGATCCTTCTGCTCGAATGCATAATCTGACCGTTTTGGTGTAAAGGCAGATTCTGCTTTTTTGCTTTTAGAAGAAAAGCCTGTTTCGCTTTTGGCATAGCCGAAGTCAGCCCCTTTGAGCGGCCCGCCAATCGCCGTTCCGTTTTTGAGCGGAACATGCTCGCCGTTCTCGACAGTGATCCAATCGATGTCGTCATCATCCATATGGACATGGGCGGCGGTGTATTGCAGCAGAACAGACGCAACCTCCTTTAAGGAAGGTACGTTAGTGAAGCAATGATAAAGGCACTCGACAATCTGTTGCCGGGTGCCTTCATCCGATATGATGTTGTCAAACGTGGCCTGAGGGATTTCAAGCCGCTGCAGAGCATTATAGTATTCAGTATCCAATACAACACCGCCTTTTTGGTATAAGAAAACGGAGCTGCATTAAGCAACTCCGTTGATTACGATAATAAATCAAATAGGCCGATTCTCGGGTCTTTTATATCAGGGTTACTGATTCTTTTCTGGCAAGATCTCGATAGAAAGGATTTGGCTTTCGTCGAAGTCATCTGCGTTAAAATTGCCGTTTTCTCTCCAAAACAATGCTATCGATGCCTCAGCGTTGCCCGTATCATCAAGATCATTGTCTTCAGCCGTTGAGAACATGACACATCTGCCAGTAACGACATGTCCTTCAGTATCTCGCAACCTGACAATCTCTCCGAGACTCTCTCTCATGAGATCAACCTTGCTTTTATCCATATATCTCTTCCTCCAACACAGGAACTACATGCCAGCCGTATCGGCTGTAGAAGATACATCCATATACCGTGAGCGATCCTTTACCGCTTTTGCCGACAGCTATTCCGATATTCTTTTCGGCGCGGAAAAACTCCCGATAGCTGCCGTCACTCTTTTTAACTACCCGCAAGCTACCTTCGTGATTGTTGACAATGCGTTTCAGTTCTGCATCGCCAATAGTAACGACGGACTTTATTGATCCCGCTGCGGCTGCCTTGGCATTTTCGGGTGTTCCCTTTCTGTGGCGGTTTTGCCTTGACGCACTCATCTTATAAGACAAAGTTCCGTTATTGAGCTTTGCCATCAGGTCTTTTCTATTGGCTTTGCTCGTCTCGGATTCATTGCCAAAGATATGCTGGCCCCATTTCATGCCCTTTCTTCCGAAATCGGCATGCATGGTTTCGTCGCTTTGAAACTGGAGGATGTAATCCTTTAAGGATACGATATCATGAACGGAAGCAATGTCAATAGTTTTTTTGTCCTCGCCTGAATTGGAAATCGCAGAAAAAGCCTCAGAATCCTTGTTTTCTGATTCGGAAGGTAGTTTATCCTTTTCCTCGCTTTCTCCCATTCTGGGGGCTTTATTAAGATTTGCGAGTTCTTCCGGGCTCATATCCTGAGGGAGCTTCGTAGCTGCTGGAGCCGCAGGAGATGCAGAGCCTTCTGTGCCTGGATCGGTGTTTTTGGGTGCTTCCGCAACGCCTGGCATTTGAGGAATCATCCCTGCTGCAGGATCCATGCCCGGTTGTTCGCCGCCTTCTCCTTGCGCTTGCGGCTGAGGAGGATGGGCTCCGCCATAACTGCCGTACAGTTCGAGAGCCTTCTGCTGGTCTTCCTCGCTAAGATAGGACAGCTCTTCCGGGATCTCCTCGCCAAACAGGTCTTCATCGTCGTACTCGTCGAGCATATTCTCAACGTCAAACTCTTCAGAATCAGCCAGCTTCTTGCGAACCTCGGTAGGATCGATGGCTTGCATGCCAACATAAATCTGAGCTGTCTGAGCTTTGGTCTGCTGGACCTGAGCCTTCTGCTGTTCAAGGGACGCCTGCTCTGCATCAGAAAGCGACCACAGCGGATTGAACTTAACCTTGATCTTGGGAACTTCATCAACCTCACCAGTGCGAACACCAGCTTGGAAAATGACAGACAGCAGATATCTAAGATTGCTTCGAAGCATTCGTTTCTGAATGCGCTCGACGTAGTTGTAGTAGTTCTCCATCGCCGTATCATCCGTGGAGCTGAGACCTCCGACAGGCTGACCGAACAGGATGGTCTGAGGAATATTCGTTACGGCGGAAAGCATGTTGCAGGAAGCTGCCAATACATCGTTGATCCCGCTAAAGCTGAATTGCTCGAAATGGTAATCCTCGCCCTCGGCATCCACGACTATGCTGTTCATTAAGCCACGCGCCGCGTCGATGGCCTGCAGCCTGCGAAGAAGGAAGTTCTCGCCTTGCTCTGTAGAAAGCTCCGCTGACAGATCCTTCATTTTGTAGACAGGCTGGACGGATCGTTCAAGCAACTTTGGTGCATTGCCGTGAGCGATCTCGGCATCACGGACAGCCCGATGGATGCGGATATACTCGGGAACGCCCCAGACCTGATACTCGCTTCTTTCCGTGTTTTCAGGGAGAATGCCGTTTTGGAAAACAAGACAGCGGCTTTCATGGACTACAAAGGTTCCATACATGCTGGAAACCTGAAAGGTCTCGGGCATACCAAGGCGGGAGCCTCTTGTCCGGAACGGGTCGAAGCCTTCGTAGTTGTACAGGCTTTGGTAATCAGGACTGATAAGCGACCTGTCGAAGACCCGGATATCATCAATGGACTTGATGTTCCTCCAGTCAAGCGGTTCTTCCAGTCCTCTGCCATCGTTGATGAGCATGACAGCAATGGAGCCGCCGAACAATCTGGCCCACTTGACAGCCGTCATAGCAGTTTCTTCCCAATCCAGCTCGTCCAGTGCTTCGCTGTAGAAGGTAACGAGTCTGCTGTCAGTGACATCCTCCAGTTCAAAGCCATGCTTGACGGCTTCTTCTGCGGGGGCATCGATGATCTTCGCGAACAAACCGTTGCCTTCGTAGAATCGCGAAATCACTTCATCCGGAACATCCGGCTCTGGCATGAACCGATAATGTTCATTGATATCCTTCGAAGTGCCATAGCGGTTTACGAGGTTGATGTATCCATCTTGTCTGAAAGGGCGAACTACTGTGACGCCCATTTCCCGCTCAATCAAGTGATTGTATCTGTCGATCTGTTTCAGCCGCGAAGCATTCTTATCGGCCATATTACTTTCATCATCCTCCCGCTATGCAGATCCTTTGTTGGAAAAGTAAAAGGAGCATCAGCAAGATGCTCCTGAACCATTATTGCCGATCCGTCCGTATGAATCATACCCTCGGCCGAGAGCATTCGCTCTGCCGATGCCTCTCCAGTCATCCACGCCTCTGATTCATACACGCTGGCGGATCTCTATAGACGATGCAGCGCAACACCGTGCAAGCCTCTGATGCTGGCAGGCTGTTCGTTACCAGCAGTCATGATTTGCTGCCCATGCCTTTGGGCAATCCCCGGCATAATAATCACCCCGATACAGCCATCGTTTGCATTTTTGGTAAACCGGGTGCAAGATCATTCCGATCATGGCATTCCCTTCCCGGTGTTGGAGCGGATACGAGGAATCGAACCCCGACGATCAGATTGGAGGTCTGATGTTCTTCCGTTAAACTACACCCGCAGGAGGCCACGAGACATTTTCAAACTGTTTCATCCCTCGTGGGCAGGCAAAACCATGGGGGCAACCCCTTTGTGCCGATGGCAGGACGTGAACCTGCTATAAGCAATGTCATCGGCATATAAAAACGACCTTGCTTATACAAGGTCGTCGCTTTCTTCTTAAAGGTATTTGAGGTATTCGGTCATGCTCATGTGAACAATATCGCCCGTTTCTTTATCGACGAAGGTGGGTGCAGTTCCGATTCCATCTGTTCCGTCCCAATCTTCCGGAGCAAATACAAACGCCCAGCAACGGCCCGCTTCAAAGGAATCGATGAGCTTGATGCCAGTTCGCTTGTTTTTCGCGATATCAAGAGCCTTTTCTTTGCTTATCATGACCGTCCCTTCTTTCTGTTCTCCACGCAAGAAAATGTATCTTCATTCAACTCAAGGTTGTCCGTCCTCGCGTACTGAGTCTTAGAAGGACGACACATAGTAAATGCTGCTTCCACATCTCTGGCATCTTCCTGCCCATCAAAGTAGCGTGCAGTTCCTCCAACTACTTCAAAGTTGAAAAAGTGTCCCCAACTTTTACCGTCCCACCAAACATAGACAATTCCTCTGGCGCCGTCTCCGAGTTTAGATAGGGCTTGGTCCAGTTCAGCCTTGGAGGACTTTTTTCGCTTAGCTGTAAGCGATTCCCACTTGAAGCCTTTGAACTTCTTCGCAAGTTCTCGCTGGTGCATCCCGTCGATCGGGGCAGCCGTAACGTCCATCCCGCGTCTTCGGAGTTCAAAGCAAACAGCGCAGTGGGCACAATTGTTATCGAACTCATCGCTTGTTCCGACTCTCGGATTGATAAAAGTCCAGTCGGAGTCTTTTTCTGGACTCCGAACGGTTTCATCTATGTCTATTCCATGAGCTTCCGCAGCCTTTCTCGTTTCGTCAGAAACATGCCCTGCGCTTTTGCCATTCCCGTTTTGGGATTTATCCAACTCTGGCCCAAGGCCGCTCGTTTCCCCGGTGGCCTGATTGATGGCATACACCTTGCCGTTTTCCGCTGTTCTGAAGATGATTTCATCATCAGGGATGTCGGCATCACGCCTGAGGCGTTTTCTGACTTCTCGCTGCAGCAATTGATAATAGTTCATTTGCTAATCCTCATTTTACAGTAAAAGCATACATTGTCAATACTGTTGGAGCTGACGGTGGGATTCGGACCCACGACCTGCTGATTACAAATCAGCTGCTCTGCCAACTGAGCTACACCAGCGCATGCCCTCGTCTTTCCGAGGCGTCAGCCCTTGGCCTTCGGGCAGTGGCCGAAACCGGGAATCGAACCCGGATGTCTACACACGCTCACCAAGCAATCGGCATATAAAAAAGCCTGCATTAGCAGGCTTTAAGCACTTATTCTATTTGGTGTATCTTCGATAGTCCAGCAACCATTGTCGCAATAGAAATAGACGGAATCATGATTGATAAATGCTCCAACATAATCCGCTTTGAAAGGCGGCTCATTTTCTTTGTGGCGATCGATGTAAACTTCAAACCGCTTACCCTGCCAAACATAAGAGAGAAACCATTCATTGAAGTCATTACAGATTCCGTAGAAAATATCCAGCACCTTCCGGGTATCCATGTCAATGATCCATCCTGTTTTGAATGGGTTCAACTGATGGTCCGACCAGACTCCCTGAAAAGGTGGATGGTGTTCCCGGACATCTCCTTTTGTATAAGTCACACCCGGGTTTCTCTTGGATTCCGGGAAGAAGCCTCCGAATACCAAGTAATCTTTTTCATCATCTTCTTCCTCCTGAGAGGACTCCTCCCCTCTCGGGGAAGGGTCCTCAGTGGAAGAATCAAATGGGGAAGGGTCCGGATAGGGGAAAGAAAAGATGAATTGAGGTTGATTGATAGAGTAAATCTCCGGGAAGATTTCCTCGATAGTTTTTTCCAAGTTGTTTGGAGTGAGGTCAATTTTTTTGTTGATGGCTCCAGTTTCCTGATCCACCACTAAAATGGTTGGGGTGGTGTATTGGATTTGAAGAATAGTATAGTTGATGTAATCCGCCGTCTCAAAAATATTCCGATCCATCATCTCCCCATTTTCCGCCTTCTCCAGCTCCTCCTTGAGGATCCCCTGATTATTGGGGTCCGCCCAGCTGGTGATAAGGGTCCACAATAAATCCGTGTTGAAGGATTGGAAAAGAGGCGCCAGCAAAGTAAAGTTACCCTCCTCCCCGTAGTAGTGAAACCTCCTGCTGGAGTCCATGATGTAGTTGTAATGTTTGATGTTGGGGTTTGTTAAGATTTTGTTGTAATTGGTTTTCATGGTAAATACCTCCTTATACTTTTATCGTAACACACCCTACCGGGGTGTCAAGTATAAAGTCGGTTACAAGCCATGAATGGTGCTCGGGGACAGAATCGAACTATCATCAAGCGCTTAAAAGGCGCCCGCTCTAACCATTGAGCTACCCGAGCATGGCTGGGGTGGCAGGAATCGAACCTGCGATATGGAAGTCAAAGTCCCATGCCTTCACCGCTTGGCGACACCCCACAGTGGACTTTCTTTATATCAGGTTGCGGATATTGAACTTGGAAGTAGTCAGCTCAGTAAACGAATCTGAGCTTGCGTCGACCATGTCATCGTGCTTGGACTCCGGGAATGATTCAAGCTGTGCAAAGTACACATCATTCCAATCTGCGGCAAGGACATACACATTCCCGTTCTGCCAGTGGGCTGCGAACGGGGTGGCCCTGAGTTCCTTGCTACCGGAAACTCCTGTGACAGTGACAGGGAATCCGGCCAACTTTTTGGCATAATTCTGGGCAACGATCTTGCCTGCAGCACCGGGATCCTGCGGTATATGGATTCTGTACTTGAAGCCGTACTTCGCTCGATCGGACACCGCCGTATTGTAGATGAGCTTTTCTACTTCTCCGGCTTTGATGCGTTGGTTGATGACATCCATAACTACTACAGTCTGATCCTTACGGATTCCCATTAAGACACCAGACGTATAGTCGGGATCTCCATTGCTCTCCTTATCTTCGGTAGCCGCGATATCCCATGCCCGGCACGTCATCTGAATGTCCTTCGGAACAACATCGATCATCTCTACCTGAGAACGTTTGAAAAACATTCCCGCAGCAGCTTTGATCTTCCAGTTCCCGTACAATAAGCGTTCACGCTCAACCTGAGACATGGCCTTCAGGTTGGCGAGGTATTGAGGGTTGACACGCAGCAGTTCTTTGTTGTCTTCCAGACGTGACATAATGAAGGTGACAGACTTCGGCTCTGCCTTCTCTTCTTCTGTGGTAAGGTCAAACTTCTTCCAAAGCTCCTGCCTCGTACTTGCCCAGTAGAGCTTTTCGTCTCTTCTTATGAAAAAACGGAGCTTCCCGCTTCTCTCTGGGATGGGATATCCCGTGTCCTGATCGATCCACCATTCAATGAACTTTGCCACCCAGCTATCTGCGTCAGGGTTGCAGGTTGCTATAACATGCGGCTTGATGCCACAAGTAGAACGATTACGAGAAAGCATATAGAAGAAAGTCTTCTCGCTAAAGTGTGTCAGCTCGTCAAATCCGATTTCGCAGATCTGAGAGCCCTGCCACTTGTGGACTTCATCATCCTTCTCAATATGGGCAAACTTAACAGCAGAGAGCGGCCTTCCTTCGGAGTCGCTGAATTGCCATGCTCCAACAGAGTACCGCGGCCTTGCTCCTCTCATGCCCTGATATATCTTAAGTGACTCATCCCATAAGCCGCCTTGGGCAAATATCTGGTTGAAGTTCTTTCTGAATATCGTACAGCCAAAACCGGGGACGTTCTTATACCGGAGTGGGGCCAGCAGTAAACTGAAGGTCTTCCCTCCTCCTGCAGCTCCTCCAAAGATGATAATGTCAGCGGGACTCATGAGCATATCCGTCTGAGGCCCCGGCTGTGGCTTTATGGCTCTTGCCATGAGCCTTTCCACCACCTTAAGAGGGATATTATCTTATTTGTTGTCCGGCTCTTCCTCAGTCGTTGCATCCTGCGCCAAGCACTCTTCTTCGCTGAGCATCTTCGGCACATAGACA